AATAACTTAATACGTAGGATCGATACTAATGATAGAAATATAAGTAATTATGTGTTATTCTCAAGTAATAATTTGATAAATAAAGTGAATGAAAATGATAGAAGTGTCAGTAATTATGTGCTATCTACAAGCAACTTATTAGCACAGAGAATAAATAAATACTCTGTCTGGGAACCAACAGGAACTAATATTTACTATTACTCGACTGGAAATGTAGGTATTGGAACAACAAATCCTTCAACAGATTTACATATATATGATGAGACGATTAGTGAAACTAAACTAACTATTCAAAATAATTATACAGTAGCAGGAAGTACTATAACTGCTTCACCATCTGCTACTACAACAGGTACTATAGGAAGTTATACATATCAAGTATTTACATATACTACTGAAACAGGAGGCGCGGGAACTGGACAAAGTCTATATACTATTACTACCCCTATTGGTGGTGTAGTTTGTGATATTTTAGTAGTAGGAGGAGGTGGTTCAGGTGGAGAGCAGTATGCTGGTGGTGGAGGTGGTGCTGGTGCTTTAATATATTATAGTACAACTCTAAATGGTACATATACATTTAGAGTAGGAGATGGAGGGAAAATACAAAATACAGATGATAGTACTATTGGTGATGATGTTCAACAAGATGGCAAAGATAGTAGTATTTCATTAGGTGGAACTAATATATTTGTTGCGAAGGGTGGAGGTAAAGGATTAAGAGATGTAAATAGATTATCAACAGGTGGTTCAGGTGGTGGTGGAGGATATGGAACTACAATCCCATATAATACTTTAGATCCTAACAACATAATTAATGGTTCAGTAGTACCTATTGTAGGACAAAATTATGATAATTCAAGTTATCCATTAGGACAAGGATGTTTTGGTAATATAGGTGGTCGTTCAGGTTCAATATCAAGTCCATGGTATTCAGGTGGTGGTGGAGGCGCTGGTAGTATAGGCAGTAATGGTACTGGAAGTAGCGGAACTGGTAGTGGTGGAAGTGGCAAAAACATGTCATCTATTTTTGGTACAAATGTTGGGGTTAATGGAGTTTTTGCTGGTGGAGGAGGAGGATATCTATCATCAGGAGGAAGTGGAGGGGGTGGAAGTGGTCGAGATTCTGCTAATTTTAGTGCTGGTATAAGTGGAACAGGAGGTGGGGGTGGTGGAAGTAGTTCTGGTAATTCTGGGCAAAATGGCGGTTCAGGTATTATTATTATAAGATATATATTATCAACAACAGCATCAGCATCTATAGAATTGATAAGGGGATCAGCAAGTGATACTAATACAGATTACAAATTAGGCAACTTTAATGGAGACTTTAAGATTATGTCTTCAGTATCCTCTATAGATACCAATCGATTCCTATTAACTTCTGGAGGTGATATAACAGTTTCAGGAAGTGTAAATGCAACATCATATCTATTAGGCGGTAGCAATATATTAATAAAGATAGATGAAACTAGTAATTATATTCTATCTACAAGCAATACACTAATACAACGATTAGATACTAATAATACAAATTCTAGCAATTACATCTTAACCACTAGCAACAACCTAATAAACAAGGTTAAAGAGAATGACAGTAATGTTAGCAATTACATATTAACCACTAGCAACAACCTAATAAACAAAGCAAATGCTAATGATAGTAATGCGAGCAACTACATACTAACTACAAGTAATAACTTGATAAACAAAGTTAAAGAGAATGATAGCAACGCAAGCAACTACATTCTAACTACTAGTAATCTCATATCAAAAAGGATTACTGATTTAACAACTGACATGATAAAAGAGAGTACATCAGCAGCAAATAAGTTTATAGTTAATAACTTCTATAATGATGACTTAACTCTTAATGGAACTTTAACAATCAATTCTAATTTAATAGTTTTAGGTGATACCACACAACTTGATACAATTGTATATACTACAGAAAGATTAGAAGTTGTTAACGCAAATAATACTACAACAGCTTTCATGGTTAAACAAAACACAATTAATCGAGATATCTTTGTCGCTTCAAATATGAGCTCAGCTGTCTTTAAGATTGCTAATGATGGTGCTGTTTATATTAATGGAGATGTAGGAATAGGTACAACACAACCACGTTCGAAATTAGATGTTATTGGTAATATGACAATAAGCGGAAATGTAATCCCTGGCAGTAATACTTTTTATAATTTAGGATCGCCAACAAGGAAATGGAAGGACTTGTATTTATCAGGAAATAGTATCTTTTTAAATAATACTGTATTATCAAGTGATGAAAGTGCCGATTTGAGTATTAAAGATCAATCAGGCACTTTAAAAAGTATGAATATAAATACTATACAGGTAAGTGGTGATGTTCATATTTTAGGAGAAGGTAATTACAAGAAAAATAATAGAGATGTTATTCTTGATACAAGTAACTACATTCTAACCACAAGCAACAACTTGATAAATAAGGTTAAAGAGAATGACAGTAACTCAAGTAATTATATTTTAACTTCAAGTAATAACTTAATACGTAGGATAGATACTAATGATAGAAATGTAAGCAATTATGTGCTATCTACAAGCAATTTATTAGCACAGAGAATAAATAAATATTCTGTTTGGGAACCTACAGGGACTAATATTTATTATTATTCAACAGGAAATGTAGGTATTGGGACAACAAACCCACAAAATAAATTACATATTAGAGATGATACAACTAATTCAACAGTTTTAACAGTACAAAATAATTTTACATCTGGTGGTGCTATAACATCATCACCTTTAGCAAGTACAATAGGAGCTATTGGAAATTATACATATCAAGTATTTACATATACAACTGAAACAGGAGGTGTAGGATCAGGACAGAGTCTATATAATATTAATGTTCCTATAGAAGGTATAGTTTGTGATGTATTAATAGTTGGAGGTGGAGGTGGTGGAGGGCAAGGTGGTGGAGGAGGTGGAGGTGGTAATGTTTTATTTGCTACAAATATTACTTTGACTTCAGGATCTATAAGAGTTGGTAATGGTGGTACTGGAGCTGCTATAAATACATTTACTAATGGGATAAATGGTGTGAATAGTTCTATTACAATAAATTCTGTAGAATATATTGCGAAGGGTGGTGGAGGTGGAGGAACAAGATTAAGTAATAATGGTGGACAGAATGGTAATTTAGGAGGAAGCGGTGGCGGTGGGTCATGTGCGAACTTTACTCCACAAGCATTAGGTGGTCTAAGTAATAAGAACACTTATGCTAATTTTCAATCATTTGGCAATAATGCTGGTACTGGAAAACCAGATGCAGGAGGAGGACAACCTTTATTAAGTGCTGGTGGAGGAGGGGGGGCAGGTGGTGTTGGTGCGAATTGGTCTGTATCTACTGGTGGAGGTAATGGTGGGTTAGGTAAAGATTTTATATCATACTTTGGGACAAGTGTAGGACATAATGGATATTTTGGAGGTGGTGGAGGAGGACATACTTATAATGCTCCTGGTATGGCATTTGCAGCATATGGAGGATATGGGAATGGTGGCGATGGATTATTTGGAGGAGGTGGGAATGGTGGTCTTGATGGAACAACAACTACATCATCATTTGAATACCCTGGTGTTGATGGATTACCAAATACTGGTGGTGGTGGTGGTGGTGGTAAATTTAATGATGGAAATGGAACAGCAGAAGATAATAATGGTGGTAATGGCGGTTCAGGTATTGTTATTATAAGATATATATCAGCAACAACAGCATCAGCATCTATAGAATTAATAAGGGGATCTGCAAGTGATGGTAATACAGATTACAAATTAGGAAATTTTAATGGCGACTTTAAGATTATGTCTTCAGTATCATCTGTAGATACCAATCGACTACTATTAACTTCAGGAGGTGATATAACAGTTTCAGGAAGTGTAAATGCTACATCTTATCTATTAGGCGGTAGTAATATATTAATAAAGTTTGATGAAACAAGCAATTATATATTATCTACAAGCAATACTCTGATACGTAGGACAGATACTAATAATACAAATGCTAGCAATTATATCATGATTACAAGTAATAACTTAATAAATAAGGTATCTGAAAATGATAGCAACTCGAGTAACTATATTTTAACTTCAAGTAATAATTTAATACGTAGGATAGATACTAATGATAGAAATGTAAGCAATTATGTGTTATCCTCGAGTAATAATTTGATAAATAGGGTTAATGATAATGATAGAAATGTAAGCAATTATGTGTTATCCTCGAGTAATAATTTGATAAATAGGGTTAATGATAATGATAGAAATGTAAGCAATTATGTGTTATCTTCAAGTAATATTTTGATAAACAAAATTAATGAGAATGATAGAAGTGTCAGCAATTATGTGTTATCTTCAAGTAATATTTTGATAAACAAAATTAATGAGAATGATAGAAGTGTCAGTAATTATGTACTATCTACTAGTAATTTATTAGCACAAAGAATAAATAAATACTCTGTATGGGAACCTACAGGAACTAATATTTATTATTATTCAACAGGAAATGTAGGTATTGGGACAACAAATCCTTCAACAGATTTACATATATATGATGAGGCGATTAGTGAAACTAAACTAACTATTCAAAATAATTATACAGTAGCAGCATCTGGATTACCAGCAGAAATTAGTGTGCTTGGTACTACATCAGGTATCATAGGTAATGATAGATATATAATATTTACATCTGGTAATTATACTTTCCCAGTTCCTACTGGTGGAATTGGGTGTGATATATTTATGATTGGTGGTGGTGGTGGCGGTGGTCATAATTGTGCTGGTGGAGGAGGTGCTGGTGCTTGTATTGTTGCTATAAATCAAACAATTAATGCTGGTAATTATACAATATCTGTGGGCGCAGGTGGTTCTGGTGCTGTAGTTAATAGTAGTGCTAATGGAACAAATGGAGGTGATAGTTCAATCGGTTCTTTATATGTAGCAAAAGGTGGAGGGTTTGGTGGTGGTCAAGGAGGAGGTTTAATAGGTGGAACTGGTGGCTGTGGTGGTGGTGCTGCTGGTGGTGGTTCCGCCGCAGCAAATTCAGCAATAAGTAGTCTAAATGTAGTAAATAGTATTACTAATATATCACCATCTACAACATCAACATATGCTGTATTAGGAAATATTGGCGGCTCTTCAGCAGGATATACTCCACCTAATTATCATCAATTAAATGGTGCTGGGGGAGGTGGTATTGGTATTGTAGGAACTAATTCAAGTATTTCTGCGTGTGGTCCAGGAGGTAATGGTATTTACCAAGTAGTAATTAATTCAACTACTTATAATTTAAGAAGTCATTTTACAAATAACGGAACATTTGGAGTTCAAGATGGGACGGGTAATTATTATATAGGTGGAGGAGGTGCAGGAGCTGGAAATCAGTCAAGTGGAACAATAACTATTTCAGGTGGTTTAGGTGGAGGAGGTAATGCTTTTGATACTTCTTCTTCACTCGCAGGAATTGCAGGAACTCCTAATACTGGTAGCGGTGGTGGAGGGACTACAGGCGATGGAGTTGTAGGTGGAAATGGAGGGTCTGGTATAGTCATCATCAGATACCGTAACTCAGCAGCAACAACAGCATCAGCATCTATAGAATTAATTAGGGGGTCAGTAAGTGATGGAAATACAGATTACAAATTAGGAAATTATAATGGAGACTTTAAGATTATGTCTTCAGTATCCTCTGTAGATACCAATCGACTACTATTAACTTCGGGAGGTGATATAACAGTTTCAGGAAGTGTAAATGCCACATCGTATCTATTAGGCGGTAGTAATATATTAATAAAGATAGATGAAACAAGCAATTATATATTATCTACAAGCAATACCCTAATACGCAGGACAGATACTAATAATACAAATGTAAGTAATTACATTTTAACTACAAGTAATAACTTAATAAATAAGGTTAAAGAGAATGATAATAACTCAAGCAATTACATACTAACCTCAAGTAATAACTTGATTAACAAGATTAAGGAGAATGATAGTAATGTAAGCAATTACGTGTTCACAACAAATGACACTATTTCGACAAGAATTACTAATTTAAATACTGACATGATTAATCAAACTACTAATTCTGTAAAGAAGTTTATAGTTAATAATAGCCACAATAATAATTTAGAAGTTAATGGAAATTTGACAATCAACTCTAATTTAATAGTACTCGGAGATAGCACACGTCTTGATACAATTGTATATACGACAGAAAGATTAGAAGTTGTCAATACAAATAATACTACAACTGCTTTAATGGTACAGCAAAATAGCGCTGACAGAGATATATTTATAGCATCAAATATGTCTACTACAGTATTTAAGATTGCTAATAATGGTGATGTGCTTATAAGTGGAAATGGTAATTATAAGAAAAATAATAGAGATGTTATTCTTGATACTAGTAATTATATATTAGCTACAAGCAATTATCTAATCAACTATAACAATCTAATAAATAAACCAAGTCTTGTTGATGCTCAAGTTAATAGTGATTGGAACTCAGTATCTGGAAAATCTCAAATACTCAATAAGCCTGATCTGACTGTTATAGCAACCAATAATACAAATGTTAGCAATTATGTGCTATCTACTTGTAATTATCTAATCAACTATAACAATCTAATAAATAAACCAAGTCTTGTTGATGCTCAAGTTAATAGTGATTGGAACTCAGTTTCAGGAAAATCTCAAATACTCAATAAGCCTGATCTGACTGTTATAGCAACCAATAATACAAATCTAAGTAACTATGTGCTATCTGCTAGTAACTATTTAGTAAATTATAACAATCTAATTAATAAACCTGACTTAAGTGGTATTACTACCAATAATACAAATATTAGCAATTATGTGTTATCAACATGTAATTATCTAATCAACTATAACAATCTAATTAACAAACCTAATTTAACTGTTAATGATACAAATGTTAGTAATTATATATTAGCAACAAGTAATAATTTAATACTAAATGCTAACTTAATCGATTCTAATACATCTGCCAAGATAACCTTGTTATGTAATACATTATTAGCAATCGATACAGTTAATGATAATAATATTAGTAACTACGTATTTACAACAAGCAACCAATTAGTTAACTACAACAATCTAATAAATAAGCCTGACTTAACAGTTATTGCTACTAATAATACACATGTTAGTAACTATGTATTTACAACAAGTAACCAATTAGTTAACTACAACAATCTTATCAATAAACCTGACTTAACAGTTATTGCTACTAATAATACACATGTTAGCAACTATGTGTTATCAGCAAGCAACCAATTAGTAAACTACAACAATCTTATCAATAAACCTGACCTGACTGTTATTGCTACCAATAATACAAATATTAGCAACTATGTGTTATCAGCAAGCAATTACTTAGTAAACTACAACAATCTTATCAATAAACCTGACCTGACTGTTATAGCAACTAATAATACAAATCTTAGCAACTATGTATTATCAGCAAGCAACTCTATTTCGACAAGAATTACTAATTTAACTACAGACATGATAAATCAAAGTACTAATTCCATAAAGAAGTTTATAGTTAATAATAGCCATAATAATAATTTAGAAGTTAATGGTACTTTAACTATCAATTCTAATTTAATAGTTCTTGGAGATAGCACACGTCTTGATACAATTGTATACACTACTGAAAGATTAGAAGTAGTTAATGCTAATAATACTACAACCGCTTTGATGGTACAACAAAATAGCGCTGATAGAGATATCTTTATAGCATCAAATATGTCAGCTACAGTATTTAAGATTGCTAATAATGGTGATGTACTTATAAGTGGCGATGGTAATTATAAGAAAAATAATAGAGATGTTATTTTGGATACAAGTAATTATGTAGCGAGGGTTAATACTGCGTTAACAACATCGATAGCTGCTAAGCAAGATACTTTAACATCAACTTTGTTGGCACCATTACTAAATACAACAACAGACTTTGTACTTAATGGATCAAAAATAGATTTATCACAACATACAAGTAATTATATAACAAGGCTTAATACTGCTTTAACAACATCAATAGCTGCTAAGCAAGATACTTTAACATCAACTTTGTTGGCTCCATTACTAAATACGACAACCGACTTTGTACTTAATGGATCAAAAATAGATTTATCACAACATACAAGTAATTATATAACAAGGCTTAATACTGCTTTAACAACATCGATAGCTGCTAAGCAGGATACAATAAATAGTACAGCCAATCAAATTATTATAGGAAATGGAAATGGTGTTACTACTACTAATGCTGGCCTAACCTTTGTTACTGATACTTTAACAGCTACAAATATTGCTGGAGCAGGTGCTAATATTACAGCATTAAATATGGGGAATGCTTTAACAGGAACATTAGCGGTAGCGAGAGGTGGTACTGGTTCTACAACTTTAACAGCAGGACAGGTATTGATAGGTAATACAACATCAATATCGCAAACATCAAATTTAATATGGAGTATTGCGAATAATCGCTTAGGTATAGGAACAGCGACACCAGCAACATCATTACATGTTGTAGGTGAGATAGTGGCAACAAATAATATAACATCTTATTATTCTGATGAACGATTAAAAACAAAGATATCAGATATTGATGAGCCATTAAAAATCATTAATAATTTGAATGGTTTTTATTATATACCTAATGAATTAGCGCTAATTAATGGAATTACAAATACAGGCAAGGAGATTGGTTTGAGTGCTCAAGAAGTACAAAAAGTATTACCTGAAATAGTTAAGATAGCACCATTCGATTTAGAGACTGACAAAGATGGTAATAAGATATCTAAATCAGGTGAGAATTATTTAACTATGTCTTATGAAAGACTTGCGCCTGTATTTGTAGAAGCCATTAAAGAATTACACCATAAGAACATAGTACTCGAACAAAAGAACATAGTACTCGAACAAAAGAACATAGTACTCGAACAAAAGAACATCGTACTCGAACAAAAGAACATAGAGTTGAATGATAAATATAATAACATATTAGAAGATATTACAATAATAAAAAGAACACTACAAATACAATAGTTAATCAAATCTCAATAGACACTTGGTTTTTATGATATCATGACTGTGTAATATATTAACTTTATTTTTAACTTTACACGTATTATTATCGATCATTTTTTTATAAATTACATCATAGTTATCAATAGCGTAATTTATAATACTATTATTAAAGATCCATCTAAAAAAGTTTAGTTGTCCGATAGTTGTTTCAATATATTCGGTTCTTTCTACATTAATAAAAAATGTTATGCGGTTATGTCTGCGAAAGGAATCAAAGTTAAACTTGCTATATGACTTTAGCTGCGCTCGATAATCTTGATATAGATTGATCTTTTTAACGTTTCCTTTAATATTATCAGGTAGTATACTATATATATTTTTTTCTTCATCGACCCAGTAATAAATATTATGAGACTTGGCAAAGTGCGTGACAAGCCATTCAATTATTCTTAATGATAGTTTATGTTTTCCTTCAATAATCTCCTTCAATACTATTTTATGCTTAGGGTTCTTATTATAAAACTCTGTTAAAGAAGATAATAGAAGATTTTGTCCTAAATCACTCATATTTAGTTTAAGAAATATTATATTCTTTAAGTAAATAATTATCAAAAGAATATAATATCAAGTAAAAAAATGGAAATGTAAATGTTTCTTATTTTTAATATGAAGCGGAGCTGCCGATCTCAAGGGTATTCTGGCGAAGATCCGGTTCAATAGTACTAATCATCCATGGTCCGACGGCATTTTGCGGGTTAGGTATTTCAGAGCGTAATTGAAGATTGGCATTTCTTAAAGATTGTCCGACGGTATTAATTCCTACGTGATATCCTGCGGTTAAATAATTTTGATCATGGATATCGCCGGTTCCTGAAGGGTTTATGCGAGCCCACTTGCTATCAGCGGCATCCTTGGGTAATAAATCGCCAGCTGTTAATCGATCACGAGGGAAACAAGATTGCATCCCTGAAAGTGAATTGCCATCGCTGCTGCTGGCACCTTGTGGCCCACCGGCACCAGAGGCGCCACTTGAGAATTGGCCATTAAGGTCATTCATGCCTGATTGTTGACCATCTAACATTTGGGAGGGATTGTAATCGGGATTATCAGGAGAATAATTGCCGATACCTGAGGCGGCTAATGAGGGATTAGTGCGATAATTATCAGCGACGGAACGGGCATTTGCGGATTGGGCAGCTTGAGCAGCTTGAACAGCTTGGGTATTGCCTCCGATGCTTCCTGAGTCGGAAGCGAAGGTCTCGTAATTGTAGTATTTTTCACTATCGGTTAAAAATCCTGTAGGGATATGTGAGTTATCCGTATTCATTTGCGATTTATTACCACTCGAACATTTTGAGTTATATGTTAAAAGTAGTAATAATGAAAGTAATAGCAATATCGCAATCGAAAATGATATAACAACGTTTTTATTAGAACCCATATTATATTTGTCTATATATATCTATCTATTATTTACAATAGATTATATTTACAGCCTTCTGAAGATTTTTATTTATATATTATTAATTTTACTTTCTTGGCTAATTAACAATTGATTAATTTTATTTAGTGGTTCTTGTATATTATTACTTGGGGATACTTTCAACTCTAAAAACATTTTGTTTATATTCACTCTATTTTCTTCTAATATATTAATGTATTTTTGTAACTCTATGACACGCTTACTCATTTTATTATTAATGACGTTTATATTATCATTCAATTTATCTATGATATCTTCCTTATTTATCCATTCGTTATTATTATCATTACTTATGTCCGTTATATCTATTGAACTTACTACCCACTTATTCTTAGTATTATCAGCATAAAAATAAATACCATGATATTCTATTTCAACATTTATTATACACTTCTTAAAATGATTTTCTTCACGTAGTATATTAATAACATTATCGACCGTCTCTATATTATTATTATTGTAAATCAATCTGGGGTACTTCGTATTCGTAAATATTACTGAGATTGTCTTTGTCTGTTCACAAAAACTCTTGTTATACATCTCGATTAATTCATTATGTGTAATATTCTTATTAAACCATTTAGGGGACGAATTAACAATTTCCTTCATGATATTATCATCGAGCCTATTGATATTACCGATTCCTTCGTTATTTATAGTTTCCGGTATATAAATTGTAATATTATATCCCTTGTTATCTATCAAGCGTCTTATTGACTTTAATTTAATATCTGAGAAGGTTATTTTGACTGGCTCTATTGTTTTTGCGACAAACTTATCATCTTTTTTTTCGGGTTTCCTAAGAATAATAGAGGGGGTCGTGGGCATTATTTATCTATTTTAAACCATATCTTATTAATGATATTTGATTGACGCGCTTGAATTCGCAAAAATATCTTCGTAGATTTTTATATTTGATAATCTTATATTCTATGTAATTAAATGATGAATAATAATAAAGTCAAAAGTGTATCTAAAGAAGAGTCTGAAACATGTGAAACAGATAATACAGAAAAAGAAACCGATAATGATAGTTTAGTAAATATATTGATAGATTTTGTGAAAGACGAGCTACTTAAGTCAAATATCCGGTATGAAATAGTTAAACCGATACTTATATATATATTGTATTACCTCATACCTTTTATTATATTATTGATGCTCTTAAATTTTATAACGACAATTATAGCAGTTTATATAGTATTTAGATATTTATTATAAAAAATTAATTTATACTAATTATAATAGAAATAAAAATGCCAAGAAAGTCTCCTTCGTCAAAAAACGATATCTCTTCAAAGAATTCAAAGAATTCAAAGGATTCAAAATATTCAAAAAGTTCAAATAAGTCAAATAAGTCTACTGGTGGTGTTAATCTTACACCGCTAATATCCGCATTATTACTTGCGGGCATTAAATTATCATTAGAACAAAATAAGAAGACTAAAAAGGTTGCAAGCAACAGCAAATCTACTAAGACTAAACCCCGTCGTCAGACTATATAATTACATATCATATATCATTCCCTTATTTTTATAAATTTCTATAAGTGATCTTGAATACATATCAAGCGGCTTAAGCTGCTTATCATTTTCAGGAAACTTGTTGTTAATAATATACCAGCCTCTTTTATATACATCCATGTTTGTTTCGAAAGGCTCTCTGTTAATAATATGGATTATACCATTATTATATAAAGCAATAGTATCAGGTTGTGTCATTATGGTTATATAGATAAGGATGCGAGTTTTTATATCAATTTTTTATAATTAGTAAATATTAAATATATATTAAATAATTACAAGAATGGACGAAGAGACATTAAAAGAATTTGAGGAATTGTTTGATTTCGATACATCTAAAAAGCAGTTAATTCTTAATAAAATAATAACAGATGATATAATAACAGGCGACAAGATAGATATATCTGAAGATGTCTACAAAGATACATGTATAGATAAATGGATATCTAAAATGCCTATATTGGAGGGTAGCCAGATATTAATAGAGAAGCTAATAAGACATCCTATAAATAACAAAGAGTTGTTAATAAAAAGACAGAATACTATAATAACTTATGATATTGACATAGAGATACTTAAAGAGTATGAGAATGATATATTGTGGATTTATAAAATAGCGGAGGAAATAAATAATAACTCTTCTATCGAAATATTATTCCCATCAACATTCATAATAAGCTACATCAACTATATTGAGCAGATATTAGATTTATATCATTTATATAAAATATACTTTATTCCTGCTACATCAATCATGTATCCGCTAAGTACCTTCATAGCACCTTACGTATATCTTACAAATTATTTAAAACTGGATATTTCTTTCACATCATATTTGGAAATATTTTATAATATACTACAGATGTTATTTAAAACTACAGGAAACTTCCGAGCAGACATAACAAAGTTTGTATCAATATTCATGTATATTGGTGTATATCTTTATAATATGTATCAGACTTATGAGATTGCTTTGTTCTTACATAATACCAAATATAAACTACATGCTAAGATGCAAGGTCTCGTACATTTTGTCAGACATTCACAAAATATAATGAAAAATCTGCCAACTAATATTATAGTGCCCTATTTTAATATTAAAGAGACATATCAACGCATTAGTATAAATAACTCTATGACGGATATATATAGGATATGGAAAGATGCCAATTTAAAGAATGATATTTCTTCGCTATTAAAAACAATATATGCTGTAGATGCTATTGATACTATTAATAAACTGTTGCTATCAGGAGAATGGTCGAAGGTAGCCTATTCTAACCAAACAATATTATGGGATGCTAAGAACCCTATATTAAAGAGAGATCAAGTAGCAAACCCCATAAATCTGGATAAGAATATTATAGTTACGGGACCAAATGCTGGAGGAAAAACCACATATGTTAAAACGATACTGGCAAATGTCATATTAGGACATACGATAGGGATAACATATAGCTTGCGATCTCAAATGATATTATATGATACTATTAATTCATTTATGCGTGTTTCAGATATATTAGGGACACGCTCATATTTTGAGGCAGAAGCCGAATATTGTTTAAATATGATTAAGAAGGCTGTTGATATAAGTGTTAAAAATAAGAGGGGGTTGTTTTTAATGGATGAACCGATGCACTCTACGCCACCAACGGAAGGGATGGCGACGGCTTATGCGGTTATAGAGTATTTAAGCAAATTAGATGGTATAACGCTAATTATAACAACACATTTTCATAAGTTGGTAAAGTTGGAGGAGTTATATCCCGAGAAGTTTATTAATTTATCGGTTGATGCTATAGCAGATAATAATAAATATATATTCCCGTATAAAATAAAACGTGGCTATTCTTATTTATGTATTGCGATAGAGTTATTAGATATAAAGGAGTTTCCTTCAGTAATTATTGAGAATGCGATTAAAATGAAAAACAAAATATGTAGTGATTTTAATAAATAATGTATAGTTTTATATTTGACCAAACGTATATTAATTTATTCATATTAGTAATTATTGTCTCGATTGTTATGTTTTTATGGCGTAAATTAATAATACTTGAGGGGAACTTTTTTGTTCTCGAGAAGCGGGTTAACTTAATTAAGAAGGACGCTCGTGAAGATAGTATCGCAAAGAATATTGAGAAGTCTGATATAATAATGAATGAGATATTTAAGGATTTTACTCCTTCGAATGCGTGTAAACAATCTGCGTGTTTTTCTTCAACAGGTGGTAATGCTTCAGGAACATGTGATGTTAATTCTTGCGACTCCCTTAGCAACTCTCAAAAAAATAACCCCTATAATATTACTAATGATGAAAATATGGTTGAGTTTATCTCAGCCAACTCTCCTAAACCGCTCGATATTTTGAGTGGCGATACAGATATCATAACATTTGCTAATAGTGGTAATGTATCTATTGCTAATGCTGGTGATGATGACGATGATACAGATGTTATAGAGATTGATAGGATGGTTGATACTATTATAAGTTCAAGCGAAGAATATGAAAGTAAGGTTCATGTTCAGCAGTCTGGAGTTGCTGCTGATGCTGCTGATGCTGCTGATGCTGCTGATGCTGCTGATGCTGCTGATGCTGCTGAAACGGTTGAATATGGTGAACATAATGATAATGATAATATGTCGGTTAGTTCTGAAATAACCTTTACAAGCGATGATAAGAAGGGTGAGAAGACATTAATGAAGAAATATTCAAAGATGCCTTTAGATAAGCTTAAAGAGGTTTGTAATTCTATAAATATTAATAGCGATGGAACAAGAAACCAACTAATTGCCCGTATTATAGATGTTAAGAAATAAGGAAATAAAGAAAAATAAATAAAATAAAAATATTGTATTTGTATAGATATATTAATAATGAGTTTTAGCTCATCGAAGGAATTAACTCCTCACTGTCCTATTAAAATGGCTGATGGACGCGCATTCACAGATTATAGACCTCGGTGTATGGTTAATTCAGAATTATTTGCGGACGTACATAATAATTCTATGGTTAGAAGCAGTTATGAGAGTAGAATATTTTTACAAGAGAATGCTGAGAAACTAATGGAACGCAACCGAACAACCATGTTAGGTAATCTTGCTCCATGTGCACCATGTGCTCGTCCATTTGCTGATCAAGGTACTATGTATCCTCAGCAATATGTAGTTAAATGCGATGGTGTCAGCTGTGAGAAGATTGAGGTTAACCCTAATGGTCTCGGAACCAGCACTCGTATTTATTAAATAAAAAGAATTACAATATTATTTATTTTTATAAAATAATAAAAAATGATTATATTATCTTTATATACTAATACTATATATTGAAGCAAGAAGATGCTATTTAACAATTACAAGATTGACAAGATCCCTGTTATTAAAAGCATCTGTAAAAATATCTTAGAGGGGTTTCTGGCAAAACGAGACAGTTTTAATATGCGAGATGAATGTAATTTACTAACAGACTATATAAAGGAAGTTATGGATAGTAAAAGTAAAATAGAGAAAGAGAATGCTATGAATTCGATGAGTAATATATATGAGGATGTTTATTACAAGAGATTGATGGAACAGATGGGAGACTACTATGATATTTCGGATCCTTTGCTTGTAATTTGCGACAATATCATTAAATATCATTTTAGAGATTTGTTTATATATGGTTGGGATGATCATGTTGATGGTATATGGAGGCGAGAAAAAGTTCTTGAAGATATTGATGATCTATATAATATACATATTAGTACTTCACAGCCTTTCTTGTTATCTTCCTTGTAATTCTAAATATTTATAGCACGAATATATATTACTCCATAGAGTACTATAATAATTATATTTAACATTATTTTTTATACACCATTCTTGTATTATGGGTTTTATTTTATAGTAATGAACGTGTGATATTCTTGGAAATAAATGGTGCTCTATTTGATAATTAAGACCGCCATGAAAGAAGCCGAGAACACACCCGCCTACTGTTGAAGAACTTTCTATCTGTGAAATTGCCCAATCATTTGAATTAGTAGTGGTATTAGTTGTATTAGTGGTATTATTAGAAACTCCTTCAAAGTTATGAGAGATAATAAAGTTAATTCCAAGGTATGCGCCACCTACTGCTAATGATATACAGATGTTTAAGAACGTATATAATGAAGGATATAGCCATAGAGGTATAATATAAAAGCGGATATAAAATAGTATTCTTAGAAACAGTCCTATTCTCATTTCATTAGTTGCTAAAGATGATATTCTATGAGACATATGGTTCATTCTATAAAGATCGAAGAACTCTGAGAAATGCCAGTTGATAGGTAATAATAGCAATAAAAACCAAATGTATATCTTCTGCCAGTAATGATAATTTTTAAATTTGATATCTTTATGAAGTCGTAATAAATCTGTGGTTATATCAGGATCATATTCTAAAACATTCGTATATGCGTGATGTAATAATACATGATGATGTTTCCATAAAAGCGAACTGCCTCCTATCCAATCTTGTGTATAACCCCATAGTCTATTTACGATCTCTTTACGTGAGACAGCTCCATGATTAGCATCGTGTTGTATACATAACCCTATCATAGCCATTAAAAATCCTAACAATATTGACTTGATAATTGTATATCCGTATATATAATTATGATATTCGAGGTATATCTCAGCAATCATAATGGCGACTGCTTTAACCCACCATTCGATAGTGGCATATTGATAAGGGACTGCTTTTTTTATGCTTGCCTTTAATTCATTAAATATGGGTGAGTTTACAGTATATATATTGTTGTTGTTATCATTAAGTTTCCTTATATGGTTAGATGAAATTGTTGATGGGTTTGCTTTTGCGATTATGTATTTACTAAGAATATTTGTGCGTATATTATTATGAGGGTGAAGCATATAATAGTGGATAGTGGCATCTTTGCCTCCAAATATATTTATAATATTAGAACCACCAGGATGAACTTTTGAGAACTCGTGTAAATCATAAATGACACCTTCTAATATAACGTGATTATCGCTAATATTATTCATATAATTGTATTATATAATATATTATAATTATTAATATATAATATATATATCTTTAATCATTATATATTAGAATTAGAAAAAGGAAAATAATCTAATTTAATCAATACGAAAGGGGGTGCTATTAATAACATTAGGAGGGCGGTTAGTAATGAACATGTCTTTTGGAGTATATCTTAAAAATATTTCATTAATTATACTATTGAACAGTCGATTAACATAGTTTGGCGCTCCATTATTATAGGCATATTCTTTACCATATATTTCTTCTAATTTAATGGCTATATCTAACATCTTAGAGTTTGTGGGTTCAGCTGGTAAATCTGGATATTTACCCCAACCACCTGACTTTTTATTAAAAAACGCATGAATTATTCTTTGGTAATCTTCTGTTATTTTTTTGTTTTGTCTATTAATAAGCGCGATAGGAGTATCCTTAGTATATGGCAATATTGTTTGAGCAAACCCGTAATCAAAAATAATAATATTACATTTACAAGATTTTAAGTAGTAATCTTTGCCATTAAAAACATAATGATAATATCCCTTTTCATTATTATTTTGATATAAGAAGTTTCCATAATGCGCGTCCCTATGAGTGTATCCGACGATATTATGAAATGTAGCGATTGATATAAATGTTTGGAATAATATATTAAACATTATCTCGTTATTTTTAATAATCTCTTTCATATTGATAAGCATCTTGATGTCGCCATCGGCAAGTTCGTTAATACTTACTAACTTTAATTTTTCAGCAATCCTTTTAGTACAAGTGCAACTGCCATATATAATAAGAAAATGTCTTGAAACTTTTTTTAAGATTATTTCGTTAGTTATCATCGTCATTAATCGAACTTCGTTTATATTATCACTATCGTTTTTCATAATTTTTGAGGCTATTGGATATACTCCTAACATATTAGGGATACTCGTTAAATATATAGCACCATATTTACTTTTAGTTCCCATCTTTTTTTCGAGATTTATAATGTTTCTGATAGTGTATCCATCAGCACCATTAAAAGTTTTTTTTTCTAAACAATCATTATTTTTTAGTAATGCTATATTTGATTTAATCAACTTAAAATTATTTATGCGATTTATTAAAATATTTTTGTCAATTAAGAGTTTGTTTTTAAGAAAATATTGGATTTTAGTAGCATGATGATTTTCATATATATGTCTTGAGAATACTCGTGATTCTGAGTTATAAGAAGGGGCTTTAGATACCAGTTTTGATACCATAGAAGCCTTCTGAGAACTACTAATACTTTTATTGTTTATAGTCAAGCGTCTTTTGATAGCAGCTTGTAATAATTTAATATGCCTATTCTTTTCGAGGATATCCTTCTTATTAATATCTTTTGAATCTTTGGATTTTTGTATTGTTGATATCTTTTTCATCATATTAACTATCTTTAAATAATCTTCAGATCCTTTACGAGGCATACACCATTTATCTTTACCTTCGTTATATTTTTTCAAAGCATCCATATATTTTGTCATATATTCAATATTTTGCCCGTTGTCTATCTATATATTACTATTATTAATTTATTTTCATTATATAATAAAATAAAAATAAATATAATAAATAATGACTTCTAAAATATTACTTGGTATTATTGGTATTTAATTGATTCTGAATGGGGTTTCATTAATGACATTTGGCGGACGCTCAAGAACAAACATAGATTTAGGAGCGTATTTCATAAATATGTTTTTAATTATATTACTAAATAACACATGAGAGAATGAGCTGCTTGTGTGGTTGCCATTATATGTTAGTTCATATTCAATATATTTATTTAACATATCAGAAATCTCTATCATTTGATTATTAACATCTTTATAAGAAGATATATTAGATAATTTGATCCAACCACCTTTTTTCTTGGTAATAAACGCATTTGTTATTTTCTTATAGTCGTCATAAATTTCATCTTTTTTCTTTATAATTGCTTGAGCGTCTTCTAATATATTAATCTTTTTGGCAAATCCAAAATCATAAATCATTATATTATATTTACATGATTTCAGGTAATAGTCTTTATGATCATATATATAATGATAGTATCCTATTTCGTTATTATTTTGATATAGAAAGTTTCCATAATGCGTATCTCTATGAACATATCCTACAAAGTTTTGAAATGTAGCTATAGATATACAGACTTGTATGAACAAATTAAACATCAACTCGCTATTTCCCACAACATCTTTCATTTCAATAAGCATTTTAAGGTCGCCATCAGCAAGCTCATTAATATTTATTAATTTTAATTTTTTAGCAATCTTTTTAGAACATACGCAGTTGCCGTAAGTTAAGAGGAAATGTCTTGATAAACTTTTTAAAATTATATGATTCTTTATCATGTTCATTATATCGGTCTCGATAATATTATTATTATTATGTATCATTATCTTTGTTGCGATTGGTAATGTATTAGGAACTCCATTAATAGTTGTTAAATAAATAGAACCATACCTGCTTTTAGAACCAATCCTTTTTTCGAGATTTATGATGTCCCTGATTGTGTATCCTTTGGAGCCATCTGCGAAAGTCTTATTTACTAAGCATTCGTCTTCTTTTAATAATGACAAATGAATTCGCAAAGCATGATAATTCTTAATACGATTTATCAAAATATATTTGTCAAATTGAGACTTTTCGGTATTTAGATGTTGCTGTTGTGGTAGCTGCTGTAGCTGCGGTAGCTGTAGTTGCTCATGAGGTTGCTCTAAATCCCCTCCAGATATTCTATATATATCTTTTGTAAATACACGCATACATGAAGTATATAAGGGTTCTTTTGATGACTTAACATTCCCTGCTCTAACCTTCTTGATAATTTTATTACATTCTTTCTTTTGAATTGCTAAAATAGATTGATTAGATTGATTATATGCCATTCAATATGTATTATTAATATTAAGGTCTTCTATATAATAAATTATAATATATTATAAAATAAAATATAATATAATAAAATAAAGTATGAGATTATTTATTGTGTTGCTATTAGATCTCTATATTTTTTAAGTTTTTCAAAGGCTACATCACCGTCGTCATTTAAATCGAAATCGTATTGGGGGACTTGAATTACTTTTTTCCATCTTTCACCGTCTTTATTATTTTTTCTGTTAGGATAATATTTATCAGTCATTAAGCTTCCTTTTGATAATTTATTTTGCATGTCTATTAATATATATTCAGGGAAATCATATGTCATTTCGTCAAAATATAAGTCATAAAGATATTTATCAAAGTATGGGAATGTTACAACTTCTGAGTTTATAATATTAGTTTGGTTAGGGAAATTATCAGATGTTAGAACATCAGGAGGTAATTTATTAATTACCCTGAATAGGATGCCTCCTAATTTTAAGTTTAGATATATCTTAAAATATCCTATAATTCCGTTGTCTGAATGGTATGGTAGATATGTAGTATTATAATTTAAAACAAGTTTATTATTATATACGCAGTTATTCAAAATTCCTCTTATATCTAAAGATGAATTATATGTGGGTTTTTTAGTAAAATATTTAATTTTACGGCATATTTCGTCGATATTCTCATCTGTTAACTCAGTCTTATTAATAAAGTTGATTGGTTTTACGCAACTATCAATACATTCTAATAGGTAATTATATATACTTACTGTATCAAAGCGAAAGTGGAACACCTTGTTATTTTCGGCAACATAAACTATATCTGATACATTTTTACGTTTATTTGGGTGCATATCGTCGAATGCTTCTTGTGTGTAAGGATCGTTATCATTAACATAGTAATCTTTTGCGTTATTGTTGCTGCCTCTGCTTTCATTTCTTTTTGGTGATGCTGTGAATGCCTTGTATTTATTTGAATATTTCACAAATGATACTTTAGGAGGCGATGCGCTTTTATGATGTTTTTTGCGTTTGCCATCAGATAATAGAGGATGTAATAATTGACCATTCCACTCTCTGTGTTTAGAAGAGACCTTGCCTTCATATATTCTGTCATATATGTCCTTTTTCTTTTCATATTCTTTTAATTGCCCCTTCCATTTATCATCATATTCTTTAAGTAGTCGCTCTTTCTCAGAGTTCTTGGGGGCACTTGGTGCTGCTGAAACCATCTTGTATCTTTGTAAATCTATAGGAAGCTGAGCACGTCTTGGTATTTGTGGTTCAACACCTTTATTCATATTATAGGGATCTTTAATAGGTTTATAGATGGTGTTTTTCATGTTGCTATCGCTGTATAATTTTAGGATATCATCATAAACGGCAAGTAATGTTTTACATACATTAGGGTCTTTTGCGATAAAATCCACAATCTGCCTATATATTTGAAATATGTTATTTTGCGAGTGTTGCCTATTTGTGTTAATACCATGTAAATTATTTTTAACAACCTGTTTTCCACTAACATAATCATACTCAAAATAGAGACTCATATATAATTCAGTTATCTCATCAACGATGTCCTTATTAGACCCAGATATTTTGGCGATTGAGAGCATATACTTTAATACTTCTTTATTATAGATTGCTGTATTGATATTCTCTGTGGTTATCTTTGATTCGTGCATGTATAGGACATTCTTAATGTCGGCGCATAAATTTTGGACAAAATACCCAATTTCATAATCGCTATCTACAAAATGCATGTGCTTAGAAGTTAGTAATTGTTCAGTAGTATTAAAAGTGTCTGGAATAGCATTAGAGGTTCGTGCCATATTTTCCTCAAATGTATCATAAACAATCAAATATAAATATATCTCTACATCTTCCATATATTTATCATCAAACTTATATACCTTATCATGTATATGCTTACCAGTTCCTTTAAGTCTTAGAAAATATTTTATAAAGAGATGATCGTAAAATATCGTATCAACCACCCTACCCGCCTCTTTAATCTCGGCTTTTGCGTGTATATTGGGCATACATTCCTTTATATACTTACATTCCGCTAAAGTTAATATTTGGTTGTCGCTGCTCCTCCTGCTTTTTAACACATGCTTTATTAATTTGGTAATAGTCTTCTTATATAATTCAGCATAATAGCTGCCTTCTTTTATAGATACTGGGATAAGAACACGAGTATATGGGTCGATTGTAGGTGCATCCTTCCACGCCTTAAGAATTTGTATGATATCAATATCAGGAGATACAGGAGATGAATTATCTGCTCCGGCGGCTCCTGAGGCTCCTGCGGCATCGCTGTCCATAGTAGATAAGATATATTCATAGTTAGGGATTCCTTTAAAATCATAGTCTTTTACATTTAGTATACACCATTTAATTATGATAGGGTATAGACCTGCTTTATTAGTATATATTTTGCCACCTGTCAAAAGATTTGTAACTCTTGATTGATCATCTGTTCCATTCTTGAGTACATCAAGCCATACACGTAATATGACATCTCTTTTTTTCTTTAATTCGGCATGTGTCTCTTTTTCCTGCTTTGTTAATTTACTTGACATATATGTATTGTATATCTATTTATAAGTAATATAATAAGTAAAAAAGAAATAAATAAGTAATATATAAATATTAAGCAAATAATATTATATATGAATTAATAATGGAAATAGATACATGCCCTCGTGGCTCTTACACAGACGCATTTGCGACAGCCGAGACATACGGAGATGATTTAATAGTATTTAGCACAAAGCCGTGTTTTATGTCAGTCGCCGTTATGGGATATTTTAGTATGATATATGTGCTTAGTAAATATATGAAGGGACGAGTTCCTTATCAGCTGAAGGTTCCTATGTTGATATATAATAATGCTCAAATATTACTTAATATATATATGGTATATGGGTTGTCGGCTGTAATTTCTTATCCAAATATTTACGGTATCAATATACCATATACAAGTAATTTAAGGTATTTTGTATATATTCATTATTTATCTAAGTATCTTGATTATTTTGATACATTATTTATAATTTTACGCGGCAAAGAAAAGCAGCAGCTTTCATATCTCCATTTATATCACCACAGCACTATTGGTATCATTTGGGGTTTTTTATTGTATCGTGGACATGGGAATGGCACAGCAGCTTTTGGTTGTTTTATAAATAGTGCGGTTCATTTAATCATGTATAGTCATTATTTATGTACATCACTTGGATATAACAATCCATTCAAAAAATATATTACACGAGCGCAATTACTACAATTTGCTATATGTTTACTTCATTCACTTGTTGTAATATGTATGGAGGATATTGTTCCACGTAGGTATGCTTTAATAGAACTGATATATCAAACGACTATGCTTGTGTTATTTAGCAATTTTTATATTAAGTCATATTCGACTAAAAATGTAGAGTTGCGTTGAACACTATATTTCTGCTATTTTTATATTTCTTATCATCTCTATTGGTGATAAGGTATTTTTGAAAACATTCGCAATCTATAAACTCATTCAATACGTTTATTGGAGTTCCATTATTTATTTTTGATATATCTGCTAATACAGAGGGTTTTATTAAGTTGCGAAGTCCATTAATATATTTTTTAATATTAATAATAGTATCTTTTTGTTTTGTGGATATTTGATAGTCGATTATGGTGATACTTTGAAGCATGTGGAAATAAAATATTTTATCACCGACTGTTATTGTTGTATAGAATGAATCTTCATTTGCTATAAAATTTCCTAAGTTTATATCTTGTATACAAAATCCATAATAATAATAACAGCAAATTATAGTGTAAAAAACTTCAAACACTTGCCTGGTATTTAACCTCTTTTTCAAAGAGCTTAATGTTTTGCCTTTACAATAGCTGCTTAATATTATGGATTCATCTACTTCGTTTTTTAATAAATTTCTCATCTTATTATCTTTGAGTTCGCAATTTGCCATAAATCCAAAAAATAAAAGTAAGTTAGAAGTTATATTAGCGATTACTAAATGGGAAAACTTAATACCTACTATAATCTCATCAGAGTGTAAGCACATATTAAAATCTTCTGAATTATCAAGGCGTATTCCTTTTGACCATGAACTCATATGGGATAAATGTTTATTTGGGGTTGTTGCTTGCTTTATGGGCGACACAGGGGTATGTTTTTGTGTAAGAAGATTGTGTGAATGTTGTGAATGTTGTGAATGTTGTGAATGTTGTGAATGTTGTGAATGTTGTGAATGTTGTGTATTAGTATATAAAAAATTATCAGATTTTGTAAGACGATTTATTATGCTATTGGTTTTGCTTTTGGTTTTAATGATATCAGCGTAATAGTCGCTATAGTTACAAAGTTTTAATATTATATTTTTAGCAGTTTTTGAGATGAATAGGTTCTTTTTATTACATGAGGTTTTAACTTGAGCTTTATATATGTCATTACTTGCCTTAGCAAATAGTGAAATATTAGATAGGGTGGTATTTGAGCAAGTTTTATCAAAACACAGGTTTTTATTAACAATCTGTTCGTCTTTAATAATTATATTCTTTTCAAATTCTTTCAAGAACTTCTTATATTTTGTGATATCAATATATGAGTCAAAATATATATAATGTCTTTTGTTATTATTCATTCTAATATATATAGATATATCAAAAACGATATAAAAATAAGATGCTATATACATATAGCTTCCGGCGAATAATCAAATACTCTAATATTATTATAATATGCAACAACAACAACAATACCGATACAATAGAAGGTCTAACTTCGACGAACTCCGAAAAAACGAGACGACATCAAGAGCGGGCTTGGGATGGGAGACGGGAGAAGAAGAAAAGCTACTTTCTATGCGTTTAGATAAGTCATCATATGATGATATCGCAAACGAACTTAAGAGGACATCACGTAGTATCCAAACGAGACTATACCAGAGTGTTTGTAAATCAGTCGAAGTGGATAATGAGGATGAAGCCGCACTTATCCAAAAATATGATATTGACTTTGATGACTTCGTTCTATTTAAAACACAGAGACAAGAGAAGATGAATAAGTTTGAAAGCAGGAAGGAGGGTGGTAGCAGCGGCGGTTCTAAAACTTTTAGGAAGCCAAAGCGATTTGATGCGATTGACCGTGGAGACCGTGGCGATGCCAAATCTCAATATGTAACACCATATGAAAATAAAAGTTATGGTATGCGTAATGAACTTAATACTCTTCGACAGGAAGTTTATGAACTACGAAGGATTATTAATGAGATGCGATAGACAGCTATTGTTAACTATAATGATTCTAATTTAGTTTCCTCAGTTAATATTCATGGCCTTCGATTCTCTCAGTTAATATTCATTACCTTCATTAATAATGATAGAGAGCTTACTAAAGTATCAATCTTGCCTATGTCATAGATAAGATTATGTATATTATTAGAAGACGTGGAAGATATATCCGCATTATTTTTATCCAATTCAACAACTAATGTATTATTTCTTGTTGATATTTGAATGTATTTAACTGTGCTGACATCAATATATATGTTGGATAATATAATGTTCTTTGCGATTTTCTCGTTATTTACGCCAGTATTATTGACAACTAATGAATTATTTTGGAATAGATAATTATTAATATATATAGAATTATTAAAATAGTTATTGTCAGTCATGTCAACGCTGGTCATAGTAGATAGTTTAGTATTATTGAGATAGTTTAAGACATTAAGAATATTAATAATATTCTGTATATCTGCGTAGTGATTGTCTTTGAAAATGCGATAAACTTTTTTAAAGTTTCTAATACCTATTAAATATTTCATGTATATATATTTTTCATTACAGATGTTTAGATTACTATTGCTACTCCTTAATTTTAATGTTTCCCTTTTGATTTTCACAACATTCTTACAAATGCTCGTTTTAGATAATATATATCCATCAATATTCATATTCAAAGTTAGGCTTATGAATATAATCATCATAATTGCGGATTTCAAAATAATTAGCATCTTGAACCCTGTGTTCCCTGTGTACCCTTTGTATATCTTTAATTTATATTTATTATCAATTTTTATATAAGAATAAAATCATATAAAAAAATGATGACTACCTTATATTAATATCTATCTGCTTATATATTCTAATAACTATGGAATATGATGATGATATTTGGAATATTTTAACAAAGTTAAAGAGTGATCCGGGAACACAAGAAACTCCAGGCATTAGCGACAATAATTCTATTTCAAATAATACAGGATCATCTTCTATTGGTTCATTAGATATTAGCAATTTAGATATTAATAGTAATTCTTGTGGTTGCGGATGTAGCGAGGTTATTAGTGAAGACCACATGCAAATCTGTAAGAATTGTTCAGCAATTGTCTCTAAAATGATTGAAAATACTGCTGAATGGCGTTTTTACGGAAATGACGATAATCGTGATGGTGATCCCTCACGTTGCGGATTACCTACTAATAATTTACTTCCTAAATCATCAATCGGTTCTATGATTGGATGCGGATACAAAGATAATATTGATATTCGTCGTATTCGTATGTTTCAAATGTGGAATAGTATGCCATATGATGAAAGAACTCTATGGAATGTATTTGATAAAATGACAGGAAACACTATTAATAATGGAATACCTCAAAAAGTTATAGATGACGCCAAAGTGCTTTATAAGAAAGCATCAGAAAAGAAAATATCACGTGGGGATAACAAAGAAGGCCTTATCGCATCTTGTATATATCATGCGTGTCTTATTAACAAAATACCCAAGAGTTCCAAAGATATCGCAGCTATGTTTAACATATCGCACGTAACACTCAATAAAGGTAATTCACGTTTTCAGACGCTCCTTCAAATAAATGTATCATCGCCAGAACCTATGGACTTTATAGCACAATATGGAAACAACCTTAATATGTCTATTAAAGATATTGATAAATGTAAATCATTAGTTAGTTTGATCGAGGATAATGATATAATGAATGATAATTCTCCTACATCATCTGCGGCAGGTATTCTGTATTATTACGCAAATGTAAAAAATCTCGGATATACTAAGAAAACTTTTGCGAAAGCTTGTAATGTATCTGAAGTTACTATCATTAAATGCTACAAAATTATTAATAATCACCACGCCTTTATAATATCACATAAAAGTAATATATTCGAGTTAGAACAACCAGTCTTATTAGTTTAATTAGTTTAATTAGTCTAATTCGTTTATATATATATATATATAATCCTGTCATAATAATAATATGGATAATGGAGAATGATTTATTTACATCCATTTGTAATGGAGATATACAGAACAGTATAATGCTAAGCACCAAATTAATTTTATTACATGAAACAATAGATATATTAGAAATCGTTTTTATAAATATATGTGCGTATATTGGTTCTTTTATTAGTTTATATGATATAAGCAAACTAACAGATATATATAGTTCTCTTAAAAATATTATAGAAAACGAAAAGCTGGTAATCAAAGATATCTATGTTATTATTTCAAAAATGTGTATATTATGTGATATATATAACAAGCACCCTAACGCAAAATGCGGAAATATGTCTATAAAAGTCTTAAAAGACAAAATATCTGCGCAATTTAATAATTATGATTTGAAGTTATCGCATAACGGTATCATGCGATTTGATGGAATATTACCTCCACATGATCACGAAAATTATGCTTTAGCTGTAAAGATCGTTTCTATAATAATTAAAACTATTAAATCGACTGATGATATCTCTGTTGATGACGGAGATACACTTGTAGATATATCAAATAGATTGCGACATATTATAGATTATATATTGAGAACAAAGTATAAATTTGAGACTAAGTTTTATAGCAGCGACAACGATAATGCTTGGTTTTTATGGGGTGTGTTCTCTGTATTATATAAAAACGAAATATTTAATGATGCTTTCTGGATATATAATTATGAGTATAAGAAGAAGTATCGCACAAAACGCATAGGAATATTGTGGTCTCTGCCAATCATTAGCATATATACTCATAAAGTTGATATATCTAAAGGATGGAGCTCAAAAGAAACCATAGTTATCGCAAAGATCGAAGAAATATCTATACATTTGTATAACGAATTAAGAAGAAAAATTATTAAAGATAACCCAGATAAGTTTGAGAAAAAAGAGGCTGAGCGAGGTGAACGTAATGTTGATAAATACGATGGTCTAAAATATATTATAAATTATGTTCCTGTGATTGGGAGCTGTAGTGGTATTAATGAGGCTATTCAAAATAACGCAAAAATTAGGGAAGAAATAAAACAGATATCTTATTAAATGGCATAATCTTTTTACAATTATTTTTATTATTATTATTTATTTAAAAATTGATTTTTGTTATTATTTATTTTTAATAACATCACGCAAATAATGACAGATTATAGCAGAATGAGAGGTGAAGATATGAAATTGTTTGTTTTTGAATGGATTATCCTACATCCCGAAGAAGGAAAGGGTATTAAGTATGTTCGCAATCTAAATAAAGCAGAGTTGAGAAAAGCCTGTTTATTTATAGATGGCAAAATGAGCAAGGAAGAATTTATGGAAGAAGTTATTTTTCCTAAAAAATTGTATTTTAGTGAAACAGCAAAACAAAGATACTTAAAAAACAAGGGCGAAGGCAATAAGGAAGATGACGATGATGAAGATGATGATAAGGAAGATGACGACGATGAAGATGAAAATAAGGAAGATGACGACGATGAAGATGATGATGACGATAAGAATGACGAAGATGATGATAAGGATGATGATGATGACGAATAAATAGGATCTATATGCTTTATGTGTTATTTATTTTTATATTTTTCAAATATATATATAAAGTTTTCGTATATATATAATATAAAAATAATGACAGAATCACATGATATTAATGAGGAATACTTTAAGACTATTGATACCCCACTAAAAGCATATATTCTTGGAGTTGTAGCTTTTAATAATGTAAATGTAGCAACAACAACAGCAGCAACAGATAACTTGAATGTTGCTATCAAACTTAATAATGTGAAAGACCATGATAATAATATGAGATGTGTTTCATATGGCTATTATAGTGATTTAAAAGACGATGACAAAAAAAACTATCCATATTTTAATAATATTGATGCGCTTGTAGTATCTTTACGTAAAATTGGGAGTGTTAAATACTCTGAAACTTCAATTCTTACAGGATCTCTCGAGCTTACTATAACATCACAAAAAATCAAAGATGATATTGTATCACATCTAAATATCAAATCAATCGACGATCTTAAAAACTGCTACAACAACGATTTAACCGATTTCATTACAAAATGTCATAATGAGGATGTTAATAAAGGCAACGAGTTTGTCAAGGCATATATTGAAAAATATGCTTGTATTATTTATGATAATATTAATATCACATTCTATAATGATAAGTTTGCTGATAGTATCATTAAGCTTTATGATATCCCTCATAATAAACAGAAAGGCATTAATAACCTCGTTATTCAATATAAGGATGTCAATATGATTGATTTACTTGGAATGATCTATAGTAATTATGATAACCCTTATTATAATAATTATATCTATACATATAATAATCGTGATGGAGTATCAATCCCATCTATCAAAGTTTTTAAAGTTGATGAGCGAGCAGTTGCCCCAAGTAAATCTCGATACTCTGATACCGGATATGATTTAACAATCATTAGCGAATATAAAAGGCTAACGTCAAATACTGTAATATATGATACGGGAATTCAATTAGAAATCCCTAATGGTTATTATGTAGAGATTGTACCACGCAGTTCAATCAGTCGCTCTGGCTATATGTTGGCAAATAATGTGGGAATTATTGATCAAGGATATCGTGGTAATATTTATGTAGCACTTACAAAAATTAATGATGAGACTCCAGATATTAATGATCTGACAGATTGGAGGTTGCCATGGAAATGCTGCCAGATGATTGTGAAGAAACATATATATTCCAGACTGGTAATGGCTAATATGCCAAATATGGTATCAGATAAGGAAGTTGAGATTGAAAAGTCCAGTAGAGGATCAGGTGCTTTTGGAAGCACAGGTGGTACATTAGGAAGCACGGACGGCGCCGTCTAATAAGAATGCGTCATACGATGGTTAACCTTGCTATAAATGTTATCGAATGTTTCGAATGAATAATTTATAAAGAAGTTATTGCGGGAATAAGAATCGCCGCAAATGAATATATGAGAAAACATGTGTTTTATTTTGTCTCTAATAATAATATTATTAATTCCGTAATTCCAAAGATACATAGTATGTTTTTTGATTGGACATACAATATGTAATTTATCTAATAGGTGTGTTTTAATATCATACTCATTTTTAAGATGTTTGTCTGAGTAAATACTCTCGCAATCAATATTATATTTTGATACATTATTAAGCAGTTTCCTTTGATCTTTTGTTAAGAAATTAAACTTTAGCAGATTATTCTTTGATTGTGCCAATATTAGTATGTTAGATATGTATGTATTTGTCCGTGTTGATGAATATACGATGTTATTACTTTGTGTTATTTCTCTTATTTCAGTATTATAAAAAAACTCCACATTTTTTGTTTTTAAATATGCTGTAATTTTATCAACCAGTACTGTAATGTCATCGATTAATATAAAATATTCTTGGCTTGCGTTAATATCACATGTGAGCATTATTAGCGCATCCATAGCAGATATGTTGCTATATATGTGTTCGAATGCTTCCAAGTTGTTTTTTAATATATTATAATCGGTAATTGATAAGATTGAGCGACAGAACTTAACAAATGATTGCGTATTTAAGGACTTTTTAGGAATCAATTTAGATTTGTTAGTGATGCTCAATAGAACATTAAATGTTTTTTCATTATATTTTAAAATGTATTTTTCATATTTTATTGAAAATCTATTCAAAAGATGCATGTAGATGTTATGCGATTTATTAAAAACCCTGTAATTAATCCTGTCCTTATTATTTATTTTATCACCAGATAATTTCTCAACTATTGAAACTCTATAGCCATTATCAGCACACCTAAGCGCTGAATATAACCCAATAATATTACAACCAACAACAATAATATTATTTATAGCCATTTATTATAAATATTTATTGAGTATATTTTTATATAGTGATTAGCAAATAATAATTTGTTATATTTTAGTAGATACAAATTATCATATCCGTTTTAACTATTTTGAAGAATACATATAACAGATATGTTGTCATATGAAAATAAAAAGAGGTGTTTAATTTTCTTATAAATCGAATGGAAGTCTATGCGTATACACAGAATTATTTATTAAATTTATATATAAATAAGATCTAATATATATTAGTTATGATATGGGTGCTAATTCATCAAGACAATATACGTATCAGCAATATTATAATGCCGCCCAGAAAAGTGGTGTGATCGAAGATATAGATTTTAAGGATATTGATATAGATAGTATTAATCCCTATGAAGTTCTGAATGTATCTAAAAACTTTACTTGGAATGAACTTAAAGAAGCGTATCGCAAATTAGCAATCAATACGCATCCGGATAAGCAAGGAGGAAATAAGGATCTTTTTAATATTATTACAATTTGCTTTAAGAAGCTTGGAGAAGAACTTAAAAGACGTGAAGATGAGAAAGGACATCATGACCTCAAGAAACAATCCAATAATTATTTTCACAAGATGACAAACGATACTATTCCGCATCCGAGCGAAGTGTTAGCTCCTAATGAAAAATTTACAACAGATAAGTTTAATAAAAACTTTGAAAAATGTAAGTTATACGAAGAGGAGATTGAGTTTGGGTATGGCTCTAAAATGGATGAATCTACAAAGATTCGCGAGGATATTAATATAGAGAAACTAATAAAAAAAAATAAAATAGATAATGAGAGTTTTAATGAGTTATTTAATAAAAACGTACCTGTTAATAAGGCATTAATAAAATATCGAGAACCTGAACCTCTAATACTTGCGAAATCATTACAATTTACTGAGCTTGGAGGAAAAAGACCTGACGATTATTCAAGCAGTATTGAAAAGAATAGCTCATTAGCCTACACAGATTATATGAGAGCACATGATGGAACTCGATTAGTTGACCCACGTTTAATGAAAAGTGTCAAGGAATTTAAAAGTGTAGATGAATATGAAGCATATCGTGAGAATAAGGCAAAGAGAACATTATCGGCAAGAGAGCTAAAAGCCGAAGAATTAAAGAAAATAAAGGAAAAGAAGGCTGAAGAAGAACGCCTTGATAGAGTTAAGATGTATGATAAGAATATTGAGAAGTCTTATGAGAAGGCAAGTCAATTATTTTTGCGATAATATCTTTCCTAAGTATATCTTATTTTTTGTATTTGTAATACATTTGAATAATTCATTTTTGTTTTTATGCGTATCTTCCCATCCGTAATTAAACAGATCACGAGATATCTGTTTATTTGTATAGAGGTAATTATTCATATTAAATTTACGTCCCCACATCTTTCGATGTATAGAGATTGTAGTAGGACATGTATGCTTCTTGTCATATTTATAATCTCGAAATATCTCACCGTCCATATAATTGACACCCTTATAGTTTTTACCGAATGTATCACCTGATACAAAAGGGATATATGAACTACATAGGCTGAAATCAATTAGATCATTAATATTGCTAAAACTTGATATTTTTTCATTCTTCATTCTCTCGACATTTGTAGATATTACTGATATATTATCAATATTACGTGGTGTGTCTTTGTACCTTAGTTTCAAGTTATCTCCTATATTTTTTTGAAAAATACGCAAGTCCTTATATAATGAAAGTTCATTAATATCAGCACCTATTGTGTAATCCCATATTTTGTCAGGGTCTGTCAAATCGTCCTCTTGTGTATATAGTATTGAACATATAGCACCTCCTGATATACCTGTAATATTTACATCAGGAAGTAAGAAGTTTTTCTTAATATACCCTACTATACCTATACTATATGGTAGAAACATGCCAGTCCCATACATGTTTATATTTGTATTCATATAAGCATATACATTTGAAGATAAAAAGAACATAGCTGTTAATAGCAATAAAAAACGCATAAAGGACTTAATTATATATACATATAATATTTATTGTTAAATATAAAAAATATATAACATACATATACATATAACTAACTACTCATCCTACGTGTTCTCTTTATTATTTAGTAACTTTCTTACTTAGCAACCTCCTTCTTATCTTTCTTTTCAGGTTTTTCCTTCTTCTCTTTCTTCTTGTCTTCTTTTTTCTCTTTGACTACAGTAATATCATCAGAATCACTCTTCTTGTCATCATCCTCCGAATCGCTCTTCTTGTCATCTTCAGAATCACTCTTCTTAGTATCCTCATCACTCTTCATATTTTCCTTGTGTATTTTCCACAACTCAGCAATCTTTGTAAAGATTTCTTCTCCTGACATTTCAGGATAGTCTTCCTTCACCTTAGGACGCTGTTCCTGAATGAACTTCTGATAGTTATTGAGAGGCTTCTTAACCTTCACAATCTCATTTCCATCTTCATCAACTTCCTTTGCCTTTTTGGCACGCTTCTTAGGAGCAGGCTTGACACCGAGTGCTTTGCGTGGCGCCTTTCCTGTAATATTATTTGCCTTCTTCTCTTCTTTCAACTTATCGTTAATCTCTTTCATCGCCTTCTTGTAATACTCATCAATCTCTTTCTTGGTATTGAAAGTATCAGGCATCTTCGCCATAACTTCCTTAATAAGGGGATTGTAGGGCATGACAGCAACGGCAACGGCAGTAGCGGAAGCAGTAGAACCAGCAGAAGAAGACATCTTGTAAATTTGTTGTTTGATGATTTATCGACTTGGCTGACTTGTTGTCTGATTGGTTGGTTTTCTTGTAAAACTTGTTTGACTTGTTGGTTGTTTCGACTACCTTTATTGGTTGTTCTTGTCATATTTTTTAATCCAGTTAATCAATTTTTTAATTAATCTTTGTAAATTAGAACATATTTATCATTAATAATTAGTTATTAATGATTTGTTATTAATTATTTGGAGTTAAAGCAGAGCCTATTGCTCCTATACCGCTGGCTGCGGCAATTGGCTTAAACATCCAAGATAATATAAACCACCCCCATGATAAAAATAGCATTATACAAGCAAATATTATTAGCCCCCAACCAAAATATAACATAAAATCATATTTTGTTGTAAAATTATTAGGATTTGTAGGTTCATAATTAACATCAACGCTTTCATTAACATTAACAAGCTGATCAGCCATATAATTGTTTCTATACTTTTTACCGGCTACTTCATATTCTATAATAACATCGCATTTTTTCTGTCTCTGCTTATTACTTGTTTCAGTATAACATTTAGCACTAACAACCTTTCCTTTTACTCTATTTGTATATTTATAATAATAGCTATTAACCATATAGCCGGCAAATATTAGCAAAGCTGCTATAATAGATGCGAAAATTGCGACTCCTAATGTATAAACTAAGCCTATGCTCGAAGTCGTGTCATAGACTGGTTGAAACATCTCTTTATTATTTTTAAGATCTGTTAGAGCGGTTCCTATAAATCCTTGTTGTCCTACTTGTTGTCCTGCTGGCTGTTGCGATGGTTGTCCAAGAGGTGATTGCCCTGGTTGTGCTTGTTGATTACCAATATATCCAAGAAGGCCATTCTGTTGTTGTAGAGGCATAGGAAATTGTCCACCTTTTCTCGCAATCCGCTTTCCATATTTAGGCGCCTTAAGTGCTTTTAGCCCTTTAAGTACTTTTAGCCCTTTAAGTACTTTTGGTGCCTTAAGTAGTTTTATATTTTTATTCATTATCTAATAATTAGACTGAATAAAAATCATTCATGTGGTATTTAACACATATATATTATATGATAAATAGGAAGCAAAGGATAACCATGCGACATAAGGTAATAGCGCAAGTATCACATAATATTTGAGATTTGTATTATAATTGTCTTGTAAATAAAATTGTATCATAGTTAATACAGCAAAGACCAAGCTCAAAATAATTATTATAAATCCATTTAATAATCCATTCTCTCCAAAAAATATTGGTATATAAAGGAAATTAAATAACAGAGCCAACATAGGTATTATCCAATATTTCAATTCCTTATAATATATAAAGATATCTCCAGTATCACATTTTGATTTACACTTCTTATTATCATATAATGCGTAGCTATATATAATACCGATTGCTAAATATAAGATAGGCCAGACAATTCCAAATATATAGCTTGGTGGATTATATTCAGGTTTTTTGAGGTTCCTATATTTAGGGTCATTCCAATTTTTCCCATAAATAGCACCTATAGTCAGACCGATTACTAATGGTAAAATTATTATTATATAAGTTATTAAATTTTCCATAAAATAAGAAAGGCTGGAACCACCAGCAGCACTTGTAGTTTTTACGCAACCAAGATTTGTTAAGCAAATATTAACTCCCATAGTAATTACTCTTTGCTTATAATATATATATTTATTTTACTATAGAAATAAATAATAATAAATAATATAGATAAAAACCATCTTAATAAGCTATTATATTATTTAAGATTTACTCTTATTACCTATTATAACATAACTTAACATTTTATAACAACATGACCGAAAGGACTCTCGAAGAGCTGTGTAATATTCTTCCAAGAAGTAAAAGAAATACCAAATATGGTAATAAAGAAGGTGCATACCCTTTTTTTAAGGGTTCTGCGGTTGTTGATAGTTTTGTGGATACACCAGATTATGTAGGTGAGAGTATCATTATAGGTGATGGTGGTTCTCCGAATATTAATTATTGTTATGAGTATTCTGTTAGTGATAACTGCTATATTCTTCAAAATAAAAACAAATCTTTATTAAACTTAAAGTATGTCTATTATTATTTATTAAATAACTTAGATATTATGAATAATTTATATACAGGACAAGGAGATGCCCCAAAGCATATCTCTAAAGCAAATATTAGAAATATAACAATCCCTGTTCATTCTCTTGAGAAACAGAATGAGATTGTAGAAAATTGTGAGAATAATGAAAACAATATAAAGGAATTAGAAAAAGAGATTGAAGAGAATAAAGCTCGAATGGCAAAATATATGAAGGATTGTAAACAAATAATTGAGTTTTGGAAAAAATAAATATTATAACTTATAACATCCTCAAATAAAAAAGATCATATAATTAGAATACAAAAAATGAAAAAGAGAAGAGCTTTTACTATTACAGATATTTCACCTCATTCACCTCGTTCGCCACGTTCACCTCATCAAATACACAGAATTAGACGGCGCTTTACAATCTCTGATATTTCACCACCAAGACCTAAAAGAAACTTTATAATTACCGACGCACGACATTCACCTCCTCCACCAACAAGAGCAAGAAAGAACTTTATTATTACTGATACTCGACATTCACCTCCGCCACCAACAAGAGCAAGAAAGAACTTTATAATTACCGATATTCATCATCATTCATCTCCTCAGCATACATTAAAACCAAAACATAAAAAAAACTTTATAATTACAGATACATCTCCTCAGTCTCCAAGATCTCATCATCATACATTAAAACCTAAACCTAAAAAGAACTTTATAATTACAGATACATCTCCACAATCTCCACGATCTCCTCAGCATATATTAAAACCTAAACCTAAAAAGAACTTTATAATTACTGATACGTCACCGCAGTCTCCACGGTCTCTACCTACACCAAAACCTAAAAGAAACTTTATAATTACAGATACATCACCGCCATCCTCTCCACCATCACATCTACCCATGCCAAAACCAAGAAGAAAGAGAGTAGTAAAGATATATAAATTAAATAAGAACATAAAATACAAAAGAGGACTTCATATATTAAAGAAAATTACTGAAGAAGACTAATAGATAGCTTTAGAGGCTAAGAGCTAAGACAGGACTAATAAGAAAGTAAAACAGGAAATACGGTTTTGTTATCAATATCATAATCAAACCTAATGATAAATCTATTATTTATGTGATAAATGAACATGTCATCAAGAATTTGCTTGTCTTTCCTTTGTCTTTGCGTTAATACATGTCCATCATCTTCAAGACATTCGAGAAAATATATGTATGTGTTTATTATATTCTGGATATTATTGTAAAAATTTATAACATTATATAGCAGTTCTGCTAAACATGCGAATGGTTCATTATGTTGTAGCATAAAGTTAGCCTTAATAATTTTTTTGGTAATATTGTTATTATTATAAGTGTCAACATCATTTAATATATCAAAATTACTGTATTCTTTAACAAAATACTTATAATATCTTTTATTTGATTTATAAAGATTACTAAGAACCTCATTTGGTATCACAATATTATTTAAAGTTATTAGCAAATTCTTAGTAAAGTGAGACCTCTGATAAACTGCTGTTTCTGGCTGAAATAGTTCATCGTATTCTATCCTATTCCTTTTATATTTGAATATATCATAAATGCTATTAATATTTAACATTCCTAAATAATCTAAGTCGCATATCAAAGGATTTGCTGTAATTTCTAACAGCTTATGAAAATATTCAGTATTCTTATAAATCCCCTCTCTTTTCATATCGCACAATATCGAGGAGAATAAATATTTATTTATTATTATTTGAATATCTTCTGGTAATATATCTAAATATGTCGGCATTCGGTTTAGATTAGTTTAGGATATTTATCCTCCCTTTCCTTTATATAGTAATCATTACTATTACATAAGGATGTATCACTTTTAGATATTTGATAGTAAAAAATATCAATACTCTTTAGTAAATATAATAAGATGAATGTCATGAACAAGTCGAATCTTTTATTAGATCTACCGGATGATATCCTTGTCCTTATATACAAATATGTATTTAAGGGATGCTTGGAGAAGATTGATAATAATAATGCGAGGTCTTTGTGCGACTTCTATGATATACTAAAAAAATCAAAGTTATGCTATTGTATTAATATGCATGGTTCCCTATATACTCATGATAATAATGATAATAATAATGATAATAATAATGATAATAATAATGATAATAATGATGATAATAATAATATATATTTATATAGAAGATATTATATCAAGCATGATAATAAATTATCAAAAATAAAATATATAGAATATCCTATTTCATATGTTCCTTTAGATTTCATATATATTCAAAATGTTATTGAAGAGTTTGCCTCAATCATATATAATGACGATAATGAAGATAGGCAACTTATGAAATTACATAGAAGCCGTAGTGGTATTTATAAACTTGAATATACTGAAAATTCTTTCCGAATATTTATAGATAAAAATAAGCTATCATGTCGTGTTGATTTAGAAAAAGCAATCATTCTGGGATATGATTTAATATATTACTCCTTGAAACTAATAAATATCCTTGAACTAAATACCTATGACTACTCCTATGATATAGATGGTATCTTTGAATCGCTTGAAAACTATAATTTATTACAAGGCTATCTTATTACAGATAATATTGTTGCCGTTCAGCTCGGTTGTTAATCATCCCTTACTGCTTATTATATAGCTCACCAAAAGGTTTGTTCCATTTAAGCTTCTCTTGCGTTAAATCACGGGTTCGCATATATTTAATAAAATTAATTACTTCATCCTTGTTATCAAGTTTGAAAAAATCATTCAAGTCAGAGATACATTTTTGATTATTATGAATAGATGCCAGAATGAGATTATTCATCATCTGCTTATAGACATCTGAAATGAATGGCGGTTGCTCAACAAGCCACTCTTTATACATCTTGTCATAGGTCTCTTTGCCAATAACAAGAGTCTCGGTAAGGTCATTATCATATGTTATAATCATGTTATTATCATTATCTGTAAATGAGATATCTACAAGTGTGCTATTAATATTTTCCATTTTTATTATATTATAATATTATTTGTTTATATAAGATATAATTATTTAATAATAAATAATGAGGTATTATGATTTAGTTATTGTTGGTGCGGGTCCTGCGGGGTTGGCACTTGCGCATACATCAAGTTCTCTATATAGACGAGTATTAATTATCGACAAAGAGCAAGAGATTGGTGGATGTCATCGTGTTAAAAGGAATGTTGATGGATTATTTACAGAACATGGCCCACGTATCTATTTGTCTATTTATTACAATTTCTTTAATCTTATGAATGAGTTGGGATTAAAAGTAGAAGATGTATTCGTAAATTATAAATACTCTTTTTTTGATGTTGCTATTAGCAAAATATTACCGCATTTTACTTTTTACGAGATAATGATGTTTACCTTAGCATATATAATGTTTGTTATAGACGATGATTATGGAAAAGATATAAGTTTATATGAGTATTTAAGAGGTAATGGATTTTCCATTAAGGTCATAGATATATATGATAGATTATGTAGGTTTACAGACGGAGGTAATATATATACATACAGTCTAAACAAAATTTTAAAATTGTCTGATAATGCTCCCTTACTTAAAATACATCAACCGAAGGATCCTCTTGACATCGTTCTCTTTGATACATGGAAAAAGTTTCTAAGTAATCGTGGTGTTGATTTTATGATGGGATTTCAAATAACCGATTATGATATTCAAAATAATAACATAGAGACAATTACCTTGAGTAATAATGAAAAAATAAGATGTGGTAAATTAGTATTTGCGGTTCCTCCTATATCTCTCTTAAGTATCATTAAATATGAAGATCAATTACGGAATGCTTTTGGTAATTATAATGATTTTGAGATGTGGGCTGAAAAAACCAAATATATTGATTATATATCTATAACATATCATTTCAAAGAAGATCAACAGTTGCCTATTGAAAATGGACTAACCTTCGATACTGATTGGGGTATTGTTATTATAAACCTAAGCGATTATATGAATAAAGTCGAAGAAGGTTATTCAACAGTTCTTAGCGTAGCAGTCAGTATATGCGATAAAAATAGCAAAGTTACTTATAAGAAGGCTAATGAAAGCTCGGCTGAAGAATTAATTAAAGAGGTTTATAGGCAAATTAAAACAGGACTCTTTACTGAATTGTCAGATGATTATAAGGCAATTATAAATCCCAATAATTATTATGATATTTATAAAAATAAATGGGGATGTAGAGATAATGCGTATTTTAATCTATATACTGAGAAATACATACCATTCAATAGCAGTATAAATAATCTATATAATCTTGGTACACATAATGGGAAAAGTTATATAAGTTATACAACAATCGAGAGTGCTGTTTCGAATGCTATATATCTTGCTGGTGAATTATACCCAGAAGTTATGAGCAATTATAGAGTATATCGTGGTATTACTGGAAAGAATATATTAATGGTAATAATACTTATTATATTTGTTATATTATATTATTATCTTCTAACTTATAAAATATGATCATGATCATATATAATAATTATCTTGATTATATAATAATTATCTTGATAATATAATAGATTATTATACATAATGATTGAAAGGGGTCTTATGATGGTTTTACATTCTGTTGTTATAGGTGTCGTATTATATATGTTGATGGTCTTTGTATTTAATCAAAATCCTAAGATGGCCGAATATAGAAGTATATTAGTTGCTGCTGTTGTGTTAATTTATATGATTTTATTTGGACATGGATTACCTACAAAATTAAATAAAGATATCTAAAGATATAGGTTATTTATCAGATATAGGTTATTTATCTTCCTTTTTTTTAGTATATACCAGCATATATGCGTTCGAACTTTTTTCCTTGAAGTTCATATCTTCTATATTTATCTTTATAACATTTCGGTCATCATATAATATATCGCCATCAGGTGTATTACATATAGCAGAATAATGCCCTCCATTTAATGAACCAAAATGTAAAGCTACTGATGAGAAGTTATAGACGACATCTTTTTTATTTGATAATATACTTCCTTTGTTGAAGTTTAAATAATCGTTAATAGATATAGGTGCGTCATTCTTCAAATGAATATTTATAAATCGCTTAATAATTATTACTAATACATCAGGTAATTTCCATAATTTTGTAGATTTTTTATATGCCCTATTCTTATTACACTTTGAGCAAAACCAATCACCTTGTATAACCTCCTCTTTTAATGATTTAGATATCATGTCTGATATTTTAGGATGCGTTATATCCTTTGGAATATCTATATTAAGCGATGTGAAAGGTTCAAAGTTATAGAATGTTAAATTACAATCAACGCATCTTGTTGTATTTAGATAAAACCCTTGTGTGCTTTTTTGCCACATAGATGTCTTCTTATTAAATTTGTTATAATAATATTCATACTTTTTCTTTAATAATTTACAGTTAATCATAGCATTATGAAGTTCCTTATCGTCATTATATACAACCCCTTCTGTTAACTGATCTTCCTCTAACATCTTTATATCTTTCTTATTCTTATCCTTAGAGGTATCTACAATTCCTTCTATTTCTTCAGATACCTTGTCTGATAAGAATGTCCATAGCTCTCCTATATCAATCTGTTCACCTGAATAAAAGATGTCTTTAAATATTGTGTAGAATGTATTTAAAAATTTGCGAGGTATTATAGAGTTATTTTGAACATACATCAGGTTAATAATCTCTTTTAGTTGATCAGATATAGTATTGTCAGCGAAGTTATTATTTAATATAATATTACGTAATATTTCATTTCTCGTTATAATTTGGATTAAGCTATTAATAGCACAAGTAGAACCTAAGTTCTCTATTCCTTGCATTTATATACATTTTAATATATATATATTTATATACATATATTTCTATTTATACATATTTATTATTATTATATATTTTAATAAATAGAAATAGATTTATAAATGAGTAGTGAAGATAGTTTTTCTTCACTAATAACCACATTACTTAAAAATATAGATAATCTTGCTATTCCAAATAATAACAGTTCTTCCACATCTCATCCATCAACATCTCTTAATAAGGAAGTATCAGGAGAATCAAAAGCAATAATTATAAATATATTAAAGATGATAACAAATTTATGTAATAATTATTTAGATTTATTATATAGTTCAGATGAAAAAGATTACTATAGTTTTTCTAAAACACTTAATAAATCAACTATAGATACTTGCTGGTGGTCAGAAGATATATTTTGGTTTTATAGAGAAGCATGTAAGCGGTCAATATATCATGAATATAATAAATATGAACTGAAATTATATATTTTATATATATTTCTGAATTTTGCTAAAAATACATATAATAAAACCAGAATGGTGAACATAATTAATAAGTTTATTCAAGAAATAGAAAGATTACAAAAAATAAAAGAAGAGAATGAATTACAAAGATTAAAAGAACAAGAAAATTTAAAATTATCAAATAATTTAATTAAATTATTTGAAATTATTGATAATCTTCCTATTAAAAATAAAGAAGTTGAGGGACATATCACATCTCTTCGAGATTCAAATGAATCAAAAGATATAATAATACTTATATTAAAGATGATTACATATAAAGATTGTAATAAATGTTTAGATTTAATTCATATGAATGATGGTGAAGGTGATTACAATATTTTTTATAATAATAAAGTTAATCGAAAAACTACTTATGTAGAACATAAGAATATTATAGATAATTGTATATACACAAGGTCAAAAGCGATGAATAGATTTTTAAAGAGTGAAAACGATGATAAATTATATATTGAGGCGATGGAATTATTCGAATTCTATAAGAATAGCTTAAATACTGAATTGTATAATGAAGAAAATAAATATAAACTGAAAAAATATATATTAGATAAGTTTTTGTTTTTTGCTAAAGATACAGAAAATAAAGCAGAAATGGTGAATATAATTAAAGAATTTATAAAAGGTAATAAACCAAGTACTTCAAAAAAATCAAGTACAGGAGGCAAAACAATAAAAATAAATAAGACAAAGCTACTCTTTGGAAAAGAAAGATGTATCTATAAGAAATCAGGAGATCAAAAAGAATACATAAAATATAAGGGAGATTTAATAACAGTAAAGGAATATAAGATTATTATAAAGAATAAGAAATAAAAATTAGAATATACATATATTCTTAATCTTAATAAAAATTAATTATTATATTTATTAATAAGTAGAAAAGAAAAATAAATGCCTCGTAAATCTAAATCTCCTAAAACTTCGAAGACCTTAGCAAAGACTCTTAAAACACTATCGCCTATTCCTGGAACTCCCGGTGGTCCCGGTGGTATAGGTAGTCCAGGATCCCCTGTGGTATCAGAATATAGATCATATGGTCTGGTATTTGCCATGGTAGTTGGTTTGATAGGATTCATCATCAACGTTAATGCTATATTGTGGATCTATAAATTAGAGAGCATCCCTGAATGTAAATGTAGTGATAACTGGATGAGATTGTATCTCAAGTATTACCTATTTGTTGTTATACCTGTTGTGTTTATACAATTCTTTATTAATATGTATCTATTTATGAATGATTTACGTTTGAGTGATATTACAGGAAGTGCTTTCTTAATGTTCCGTGTGTTTGTCGGATTTGTTAATTTCGTTGGATTCCTAAATATTATTATAGCTATAATATTTATTAATAAATTAAAAGAAATAAATTGCGAATGTAGTGAAGATATACGTCGTGAAGTATATTTCATCTATAATATAGTATTGGCTTCTTTCATCGGTATTGCCTTATTATTTTCTTTAATGTCTATTCCTATCTTTGTTATGGCTTTCAAAAAGTAATTATATTAATCTAATTGATCTACTTCAGGAATAGTATTTGTAGTTCGGGAACCACCTGTCGGTTCAGGAATATCATCATCTTCGCCATCACCAGTATCATCACCTGCACCTGTAGGCATCATACCAGGTGGCATTCCAGGAATACCACCAGCTTGGCTATATAGCTTCTGCATCAAAGGATTTACCTTTGCCTCAAGTTCTTTTTGTTTTTCTTTATAAACATCAGTATCCTCCTTATTGTTATCCTCAAGCCACTTAATACCTTCTTCGATGATAGGATCAAGTTCAGCTTTAACTTCTTCAAGAATTGCTGGAGAATCATCACGTTTGACCATAGAGTTTTTAAGATTATAAAGATAATTCTCAAGACCGTTCTTTGCCTCAATCTTCTCCTTTAGCTTATTATCTTCATCCTTGAATTCTTCAGCCTTCTTAATCATTTCCTCAATCTGCTCTTTAGATAGACGACCCTTATCATTCGTAATAGTAATATTACTGGTCTTCTTTGTAGACTTTTCTTCCGCAGTAATATTCATGATACCATTAGCATCAACATCGAATGATACTTCAATCTGAGGTTGTCCTCGTGGCATCGGAGGAATACCATCAAGATGAAAACTGCCAAGAAGATTATTATCTTTTGTAAAACCTCGCTCACCTTCATAAATTTTGATATCAACACCAGGTTGATTATCCGCATATGTCGAGAATGTTTGTGATTTCTTTGTAGGAATAGTAGTATTACGCTCAATAATTTTAGTCATTACACCACCAGCAGTCTCAATTCCAAGTGAAAGTGGTGCTACATCAAGAAGAAGCAACTCATTTGTCTTTGAATTGCCTTGTCCAGTAAGAATAGATGCTTGAACAGCAGCACCATAAGCGACAGCTTCATCAGGATTTAGAGACTTATTCAATTGTTTTCCATTAAAATAGTTTGAAAGTAGTTCTTGAACACGTGGAATACGTGTTGTTCCACCTACAAGAACGATTTCATGAATATCACCCTTAGACATCTTAGCATCTTTAAGAAGTCTATCAAGAGGTTCAAGAGTTCTTGTAAATACCTTATCGGCAAGTTGCTCGAACTTCGCACGTGTAAGAGTTGTATTGTAATCAACACCATCGAGCAAAGATTCAACTTCAATCGTAGTTGTGGTTGAAGAAGAAAGAGTCTTCTTTGCCTTTTCAGCTGCAATATTAAGCCGCTTAAGAGCACGAGCATTCTCACGTACATCTTTTTTCATTCTCTTCTGAATATCCTCACACAACCATTCTACAATAAGGTTGTCAATATCAGAACCTCCCAAATGAGTATCACCACCAGTCGCCTTGACTTCAAAAATACCTCCGTCAAGAGTTAAAATAGATACATCGTGTGTTCCCAAACACGACATTATTACCATAATAGCGTTTAACTATTATTTCTCATACTCTCATATGAGTTTAGACTATATCTTATTTAGATTTGTTTTTATTGTTTTTAACGTATTAACCCATATATCAGGTGTTATTAAATAATATTCTTTGTAATCCCCTTTATTTATTGCTTCTTTTACAGCTTTGAGTTTCGCTTCATTCTTACCTGAATTAATATCATTCTTGTACCAAATGTGATTATCTTTAATCTCTATTAATAAGTCATTTATCATAAAATCTACCTTATATTTCCTTACAACATCTTGAAATACATATGATAGAGATGGTCCATTCTTAACAATTAAAGAGTTGTTATTACACCAGTCGATAAACTTTAATTCCAATTTAGATTGATATAATATAATATCATTTACGCAATTCTTCGTTGTTCTAATCTTTAACGTCTTATTACACAAGGTACAAGATGAACACATGATTTTATGACAATTCTTATATTTTTCTAATGTCTTTGCTCGCCAATCATTACCACAATTATCACATCGTAATATAGGTTGGTTTGCTCTAATTATTAGATTATTTGAGTTGTCATAAAATACACTCGAGAATAGCATCTGGTTATTTGTTTTAAAAACAGGCCAGTATTCTAAATCTTCAATTTTATATTTTCCATTATGGAGACTTATTATATTTTTAGAAATTCTTTTATAATCATCATCTGTCAAATGATATGTATAGTAATTATCTTTAAAATCGTCATCATATTCATCAAATAGCATATCACTCTCATATTTTTGTTCTTTTAATGATAAAGGTACTATTGATGTTTTAAGCAATTGTTGAACACTCTTAGTATCCTTGTTAATATTAACACACAGACTGCATCTATAAGAACATTTATTTATTTTTCTTAAAAATTGTGTTGTTCCTACAATTTGATTTGCTTCACACGTAACACATTTATATTTTATATTAAAAGTGTCTTTTTTTGATAAGTGTTTGTCATTAAGTGTAATGTGATATATGCTATTTTTTTTTGATGAATATTTATTACATGAAAACTCTAAGCGAATGTTTTTTATTTCTATTGGGATATTATCTTTTGTTATTTCAGTTATATTATTTAATATTTTTAACCTTTCGTCCATTATATGTTGTTATATTATAATGATATGTGTTTATACTAATTATCAATTTTTCAAATCTAAACGCTGGCATTCGTGGATATTTCAAGAATATAATAGAATGTTAATTTATTATATTCCATACTTTATCTAGTCGTTGAACCTTATTGTTATCACTAACAATCTTGGCTGCTGATTGTCCATTTCATCCCTTCGTATATTAAAATATACAAGTTATTCATCCATATCTTTTTCAAACCTTCGCATTTATGCTCACGCATTCCGCTGTGGTAGATAATGGCTTTAGGAGTTTCCAGCAATTAACCAGCTTCCATCATTTGGTGCTTTAACAGCAAGCAATCGATGTACGGGCATACTCCGTAGGTAGCAGAACTTTACCACCGCAATCAAAAACTAAAATATTCCTCTCCTGTTTGTCTCCAGTCTTATCAAGGCCATAAGCAATCGCAGCAGCTGTTGGCTCATTAATGATACGAAGCACTTCGAGACCTGCGATCGCACCAGCATCCTTTGTCGCTTGTCTCTGTGAATCATTAAAATATGCTGGAACTGTGATGACTACCTTCTTTAGAGGATGACCAAGAAATGATTCAGTAGTTTCCTTCAGCCTCTGAATAACCATAGCAGAAATCTCTTCAGGGTGAAATTGCTTGTCCTCATTCTTGTATCTAACATTTACCAAAGGCTTGTTGTTAGCATCACCTGTAACATTAAAAGACCATAGCTTAATATCTTCCTGAACAACAGCATCACTAAACTTTCTACCAATAAGACGCTTAGCATCATATACAGTATTCTTAGGATTCATGGTCGATTGATTTTTAGCAGCATCTCCTACAAGCTTCTCTTCATCAGAAAAAGATACATACGAGGGGATAATGCGTGATCCTGTCTGTCCGTCAGGGATAATCTCAACCCGATCATTCATCCATACAGCTGCGCAACTTGTCGTAGTTCCGATGTCAAAACCTGCCGCAATCTCGTCCGTGTTAACCATTATTGATATTTTTCTCTATGGTTATATATAGTATAAAATCTTTATATATTTTTAATATATGTATATGGGTATTGTGTTGTGAATGTAAAATATTTAATATATTTAGTAATTATAAGATATATAATATGAGTGTAGTTGATTTAAACAATTCTTTTAAATATGATAAGGTAGTTATTAATTTAAATAGTTCAAACTGTTTAGTTAATGATCCAAATAAAACAAGCTACTATATAAATCTTGTTGAGCCTATTCGAAATATAATATATGTTAAAATGCTTAAAGCTTCTGTATTAACAAATAACACAATTGTTAATACATTATCCTATAATAGATACGATCCTATATATATTGCGGTGAATGATTATGATAGATCTCTATCATATATAAAAAGCACTCAAATATTAACAAGTAATTACATCGTTAATAATGTAGCAAATGTATTAATTACAAGTAATATTGTTTTTGATACAGCAAAATATTTTGATATAATACCATATTCTAAAGAAACTTTCTCAGAAATATCATATAGTCAAGCATCATTCGACTGGACAGATCCTTCTGTATATATCCTAAATCCTCCTGAACCAAATTTACGAAGATTAAATATTGAAATAAAGGATAAGAATTTTCAACCATTCAATACCTCAATATTAACCGATTTTAATCTATCCATATGTGCCTATATAATAAAAAATAGGGTATAGATAGATAAATATCTTATAAATATATATTACAAATATATAAAAGAATATTAATATAATAATAAAAAGATTAGTAAAAATATACCCAAATAATGAGATTAAATTTCATCAATAACTTTAAAGCAATCTATTATAATACGCTTACAAACTTCTATTTATACTTTAATACGTTTGTTCCTTATTATGATGATGTAATCCTATCACTATCTATTACATCTTTCAAAAATATAATTAATAATAATCAAATTAGTTTGAAGAGTATCAAAGAAAATAGATTAATGAAACTAATATATTTCCTCGATAATGATGATAAATTAGTAGTTGATGATGATGGATTTGTTTTTATCGACTATCACCCTAAAGATACATGTGTATCTGATGAAGAAAACGATGTAAACAACAAAGATGTTAATGATGCTGTTGCTGAACCTGATGTAGATCCTGTTGTAGATCCTGTTGTAGATCCTGATGTAGATCCTGTTGCTGAACCTGATGTAGATCCTGTTGTAGATCCTGATGTAGATCCTGTTGCTGAACCTGTTGCTGATCCTGTTGTAGATCCTGATGTAGATCCTGTTGCTGAACCTGTTGCTGATCCTGTTGCTAATCCTGTTGCTGAACCTGTTGTAGAACCTGTTGTAGAACCTGTTGTAGAACCTGTTGTGGAACCTGTTGTAGAACCTGTTGTAGAACCTGTTGTAGAACCTGTTGTAGAACCTGTTGTGGAACCTGTTGTAGATCCTGTTGTAGAACCTGAATGTTATAACAGTATTGAAAAAAAGAATAATTAAGATATCAGAGGTACTAAAGTTTACTTTAAGTTATATATTTTAAAGTTAGCTTTTTCTTCCATATCTCTTTAATTTCATCCTCATAGTTAATTTTACCATAGCAGTTGCTTTTTAACCTTTTTAGTATATTGTTATGTAAATTATTTTTAATATAGTTTTCAAATTCGTTGATATAGTATAATTTTTCATGAGACAATACTGTATCGTTTGTATATATAGTATTGTAGATATACGAGGTATACAGGAAGTATAAAATAGTATCTATGCTTCCTATCGTATAACCATTAATATTTTTATTAATTGAAAAACATTCATTTTTTACATTTATAATATTTACAAAGTTAAATATTGTATTATCATTATTATTTATTAGATTAATATCAAAATGGGTATTTAATATATTATCCTTATCTATAAAATTACTAACATCAATACGATGATTAGATAGTTCGCATTCTTTAATGATCTTTATAATATCATTCTTTGTTTCATCGTAGTTTGTTGATAATATAGTAATATATGTTGAATATTCATTAATACGTCCACAGCAATTAACAGTAAGTTTCTTGTATAACTTTAAAGCAAAACTATCTATAATAGGGTTTTTAGATTTCTTCACATAATTCAAAATATTCTTAACAACATCCTTGTATATTGTAGGTATCTTTACACATTCATATTCAACCTCTATTTCTTTTGTAGGATAGATTTTATTTAATATCTCTAATCTTTCATAGATTTTCTCCCATCTATATCCAGATTGTTCTGGACGTGATAGTTCATAATATAGATTCTTCTTAATTATTGGCAAAGGTATGATATTATATTTATCCTTATAATGCTTTAAATTCTTTTTATCTTTTATGCTATATTTTAATAGATTGTCATATATATTAGATTTAACAATACTAATATCAAATATTTGCTTGCCATACACATACACACGGTAAGTCCCTTGATGCTTTGCTTTCTTTATTTTAATATAGGAATATCCTTTGCTTTTAATAACTTTCGCAAGCTCTATAGAGTCATTCAGCGGATTTTTAGATAAACAATCAAAGTCATTAATAGTATAATCTTTGTAAAATCTTAAATTTTTTGGCAAAATGATATTAATTACAAATCCGCCGTATAATATTAGTTTCTTTTTAATAATAAAGTTTGATATTAATTTTATTACATCATTATATTCATTATATACGTTCTTTAATTTATTAACCTCGATATCTCTAATAATTTTATCTATCTTGTTTGCGGAACCTGTATTACTCATGTATTTTAATGTTCTTCTTAATAATATGATAGAAGTTAATAAAAATAAAAAGGAATTATTAATTGTTTGTAATTTACTTCTTAGCTTTTGCCTTCTTCTTTAAGTAAGGAACGTTATTGTTAAGAGTTTTGCGATCAATATATACCTTCTTGCCATGCTTATTAATTATAAATTTACCTTGCTTGGGTCCAGTATATACTTTCACATTACCGGCAATTTGTTGACCACCATAGAGTTGTTGTTGTTGACCACCATAAAGTTGTTGTTGTTGACCGCCTTGGTAATATTGCTGTTGTTGTTGCTGATATTGTAGTTGTTGTTGCTGCTGTTGTTGTAGTTTAGATTTTGTAGACTTTGTCCCACGTTTCTTCCCACCACCGTTATAGTTTTGTAATTGCTCTTGAAGTTGTTCTGTCAGGGCTTCTAGTGCTGCTCCACCAATAGCCATATATTAAATATTCTAATATATAAGAAGATATTATTTTTAGAAAAAAACTTATGATTTTTATGTAATTAAACGCACAATTAATACTTATTTATAACTTTAGAAAAAATAATGTAAATTAAATAATGTCTCTATCTGATATCTTCATATTCATAATATTCAAACTTAGGCATTATACTTCCAACTTGAGTATTTTCTTCTGCTTCTTTTAAATCGGTTCCTTGAAATAATGTAGAAGAGTTCAAAAATATTGGCTGAACTATTTGCTTAGTTCCATACGAACATACATTTGGTCGATTCCCCATATCACCCCTATAATGCGACTTATAATCAATCGGATTATATATTCTCGTTGGGAATTGAGGATCATCTGATTGTGTATCATCGTATTGTGTATCATCATATTGTGTATCATCATATTGTGTATCATCGTATTGTGTATTATTATTTTGATTATCAAATTGTTTATAGTATTGATCCTTATAATCCTTATAACGTTGATCATAAACAGAATCAGTCGCACCAGCAGAACCAGAAGCAGAACCAGAAGCAGAACCAGAAGCAGAACCAGAAGCAGAACCAGAAGAAGCACCAGAACCGGAAGCAGAATTAACAGCATTAGCAGCAACAGCAGCGGCAATAGAAGCAGCAGCACTTGCACTATTCGCAGCTCCTCCACCACCAACAGCATTCATAGCATTAACAGCACCACCACCACCAGCAGCACCAACAGCACTTGTAGCACCAGCAGCGCTTGCGGCATTAGTAGCCGCATTACTAATCATATTAGCAACATTAATAGTTCCTCCTGTAGTACCTGAAGCAGCACCAGAAGCAGCACCAGAAGCAGCACCAGAAGCAGCACCAGAAGCAGTAACAGAAGTAGCACCAGAAGCAGTAACAGAAGTAGCACCAGAAGTACCAGAAGTAGCACCAGAAGTACCAGAAGCAGCACCAGAAGTACCTGAAACAGCACCAGAACCAACCCTAAAAGAGCCAGCACCTGAACTATTACCTGATCCGGCTCCTGAACCAACTCTAAAAGAGCTTGATCCTGAACTGTTTCGATTTCCTTGATTTCCCTGTCTATTCTGGTTATTTCGAGAAAATGGCATGCTGGTTTTTGTATCTGGATCTTTCACCATAATATTAATATTAAAAATATTGTCGCTATTCTTAACTATATCTGAAATCTGCTTACCTGCTCCCATGTTAACATTAGAACTACTTAACTCACTCTTATTATTATTATAAAGGGCTATAGGAGTCTGGAATGCTTTTCTCTTGATTATATCTTGTCTTTTTAGTTCATTCGCAATTAATCTAAGCTCATATAATATAAAATTCCTATTAAATATATATAATATCTTTTCATCTGATAATATAACCTCCATTTTCAACCTATTTTCAAATGCCATATATTTGTCGTGCATTAACATAGCTTTGAATAAATAGTCATTAAATTGTAAATGTATATAACATTTTATTAAAATATCTATAAGTTTTGTATTTGTTATTATGGTATTAAACTGATCTTTGTAGAACTTCTTTAATTTATCCTTTAGTTGCCCCTTTGAAATATTAGTTATTAGTTCAGGTTTTATATCATTACTCTGCATATTTGTTATTATCTTGTATTCTGACGAATTATATATTCGCAGTTTTAAAATACCCTCATCTATATCATTCTCGTAAAAGTCTTGTAAGCTCTTGCTTAACTCTTTGTCAGTAGGTTGCCTATCAAGAATATTCTTATAAACGTTTATTATTGTATACTCATTCATGTTGTTCTTTGTTATAGCTACTGGGTCATCTTTGTAGTTCTTTACGGTATATGGTAAGTATTCGTCTCCTATAGGGTCTGTTATTGTCGAATATTTATCTAATAACCCATTCTGATAAAAATCTGATTGCGCACTCAAACTTTCTTCTAACATGGTAGCTGAACCTGCGGTAGTTGCTGATGCTGAACCTGTGGATGCTCGAGGACTATTCTTTTCATAGAAATCTGCTCTTAATGCTTCTACACGCTTTTCATATTCACTTTTAATATCTTTGTTGTTCGCAAATTTAATTGCGTCTATTCGTTTTTGATATTCACTTCTAACATCTTGGCTATTCTCGAAGTTTTCATGCGCAGATCTTGTACCGGCATTTGATATTATAGAAACGGCATCTTGAAAATCCTCGACACAATTGTTAAAATATATGCCTTTAATGTAATCATTAAGATATATTACAATAAATACCACTATTATTGTTAGAATAGATATAATTAATATATAATTTTTCATAACTTCTCTTTATAAGATATAAATAAAAATATGTTGATAATAAATACAATTTTATAATATTTTATAAAATTGTATATAAGATTTTACCATATTATAATATTAAATATAACATCTAAAATTATATCACAAACCATGGAACATAAGTATATGCGCACATCTAAAAAGAGAAAGTATACTTGCGATGACGAAGAAGATGAGGAGAATGAGCAGCAACATGATAGAAATATTTATATCATTAACAATCATCTATATTTTTGTGCTGATATTACACCTAAATCTGCGTTTACTCTTTGTAAATATTTGAGAACTCTTGAAATTAAGTTAAAGATGGAAAATATTTGTGGATCATCTGGAGGTAAGCCTGAGATATATCTTCATATTACTACGAATGGTGGTTGTATTTACTCAGCGTTCTCTATTATCGACTGCTTCAAAAGCTTGAGTTTTCCTGTAAATACTGTTATAGACAGCAACGTATCATCCGCAGGGACTATTATTAGTATTCATGGTGCTAAGAGATATATTTGCGATAACTCATATGTTCTTATTCATGAATTACGTTCGGGTTGTTGGGGTAAATTAGCATATATCGACGATACTTATAAGAATTGTCTTAAAATTCAGGAACATATTAATCAGATTTATTTGGATAAAACAAAAATAACTAAGAAATATTTGAAAGAGATCCTTGTGAAAGATTTGGAATTAAATGCGGATGAGTGTATTCGTATGGGAATTGCTGACGAGATTTATATTACTAAATAATCAAATAGCCTAATAATCTAACAATTTTGTTATTTTATTTATTTTATTCTTTTTATATATTAGATTACAAAAGACTGTGAATAACCTGATGAGCAAAGTATTTTTAAATGATATATATATACACATGGTAACTATAAGTATTATATTAGCATATACTGTTATTAGTTCGCTCTACATATTATTTAATGATGATTATAATATTATACTTCGCATTTTTGTAATATTTGTAATAGCAGGTGCTGTTATTCTTATTATGAAAAAAGAGACCTTCTTGCCATTCTTAGGCTTGGCCGTTTTACCAAGTCCTTTAATAGCTAATGAAAAAATACCTAATGGTGCCAATCTCTCATATACTATAGACATGAATAATTACGAAGAAGGAACTGTAGTTATTTATTGGGCTGCTAATAAAACTGACGCTATCATAGAAGATCCTTATGAAGCTTACAAAAATTATAATAATGTAGGCGTATCTAAGGTAAAGAACGGTAAAGCAGAAGTCCGTATATTCTGTCCTGACCGCTACAAGGTTAAAAAAGTATTCAATCAATTACTCGAGCGCCATTTCCATTACCGAATAGTATTTAAGGAGACGGGCTTCTTAAGCCCTGTGATGACTGTAAAGGTGGATTGTTAGATAATATAAAAAAATATAAAAAATATAAAAAATATAAAAAATATAATATATATACATATCTATATCTATACAATTTCCTAAATATCTCCTATAATTTCTTATACAACTACTCTATTACACTAACAATACTTAGAAAGGAACCGTCATCATCTGGCGACGCAGAGCGTTGATACTGGCTCCTTTCAGATGTTGCGAGCAATTTGTGTTGCTTCTTGTTGTTTCATTATTAATCCTAAGGCGAATAGGCATGATAAATTTCTCAGTCCCTTCAGCATATTCAAATTCGCTTTTAACAGATGATGATGATGCTTCATTTCCATAACCAAATCTGGCACCTGAACTACAACGTGTAGCACCACGAGTTGTTGACGAATATGAATATTCAGGCTTAAGCTTCTGAAACACCATAAATGTTAGATAAATCAATCCTGTATTTTGCGAAGTTTCTTCCATACCAAGTTCCAATTCTTCCTCTGTAGGCTTATATCCTTCTTCCAAAGAAAACTTTGCCATCCACTGATACTTAGCTTTCGGATTTTGATCAAAATTATGACTTGAACCATTATTTGCCGGGATAGTCCACATCGTTCCATCACGTGTAATATTCTTAGGAATAGTTCTACTATTGTTATTATATTCAGGTGCCTCATTATCAAGAGCAAATCCAATAGCATAATCATACTTTGAATTTTCCTTAGTAATACTAATATCACTAATCTTAACAACGAACGGTGCTTCATTTGCGATAACACGATACCCTTTCATGTAATCATCTCCTTCTCCAGACTCAAATACCTCAACATCGTAATTCTTACTAAAGTTCCTACGCTCCGTCTCATCAGGACAGACTTCTTCTTCTTTTCCTTCTCCGAAAGAAAGGCAAAATTTGATATTGTGATTTGCGGTGTTGTAGGAGATAGGGATGTCGAAAACGGTCTTGGTAAGCATCTTTCTTTGTTTTGTGTGTGATAATATTATAAAGATGATAATCAATTTTTATAATTTTATTGTAAAAAAATAACAAATATATACAATATATAACAATACTCAAAATACATCATTCTAATATACAATATATTCATTCGACAGTATCCTAATAGCGTCCATTTATTCCATGGTGATATTCTCGCCTTAAGTAGTTATTATCTAATATTTCCATCCGGTTGTGGTCTTTGTGTATAGCCATATACCTATCTATCATATTTAGAACCATTACGTCATTCGTCTTAAGAAACTCGAGAATATACTTAGCCATATAGAACATAAATAGCACACATACTAATATTTCGCTCATAATGTTGTTCATCGTAATTTGTTGTTTGCTGTTGCTATTTGCTTTGCTGTTTGCTTTACTGGTTGCTTTGCTATTTGCTTTGCTATTTGCTTTGCTATTTGCTTTGCTATTTGCTGTTTGCTTTGTTATTTATATAATAACAATAGGTATCAATTTTTATAATTTAATGTGTAAAAAAATGAACAAATATATTCTATTTCAAATATATATACAATATATTTCTAATAATATATAATATAGTCCCTATAATAACCCTTATATTATTATAGTCATGTAATAATATGATTATAATATTTTAATAATATCCCTTTATATTCGTTGGCAATCTCTTCATCTATATAGTTGTTATCTAATATATCTAACATTTCCATACGACAACATCTGTTATGTATTGTAATATATTTATCATAATACTGAATTAAACTTTCTTTTATATTTAGGAATACTACCTTATCTTGTTTAAGATATTCTAAAATATTCTTAATCATATTATCATACGCAATATTAAATATATTATCTTCAAATATATTGTTACTATTAAATATATTCTTATTGTTCTTAACAGCAAAATCTAACCGTCTTCGAACATTATGACCACGCGGTGGATAATTGCTATACTTATTAACTATTAAGTTATATATCTGTAATTCGTAAAAAGTTTGCTTCTGTTTTTTTAATATATTTATAATATTGGTATACCAGCTCTTACATACCATCGCATTCACCGCCTTCGGCAATATTTGAATATTCGTAAAATATAGATCACTTGTAATTGCAGCCATCACTTATTATCTTTGTCTTTTATACAACTCCTTATATACTAATATAAAGATTATGTATCAATTATTATTTTTATTTATGTTATATATATATACAAATATTTTTAAATATATAAATTGCATTTATAAACTTTCTCATAATATGGTTTAAGTTGTTCTTTATGTATAAAGTTTGTTTTAGTACTATCACATAATATTTTTAAATTTGTCATCTGATTTTTAATACACTCCATTAAAAAACTAACCTGGTTTTTTAATATTATATTTTCATTCTCTATGGTATTATCATTATCATTCTTATCAGTTATCATATTATAAGGAATGACTACGTACAACCGTATCTGCGTATATATCTTTTATTATTTTTATATAATATGTGTGATATATTTATGGTATAGTTCGTTGTATTCTTTACAACCATCGAATGAATACCAGCGTTTAGGAGCAATAACAATCTTTGTCTTATAATAGCTTATAAATGATGCCCAAAGACTATAATAAGAGTTCGCTATAATATTATTTTTAAACATAGACATAAGTATAAACTCGATCTCCGCTTTGTTTGCTAATTCTTCCTCGCTAAATATTTTATCAGAAATAAAATAAACATTATACGCATTTTCCCTATTTACATAATCATTAAAATTATTAATACACCATTCAATATCGTCAGAAAATACCACAACATTCTTTTTATTAGCAATTGTCATGGCATCCTTATAATAACTCATATCCAAGTTATAGTTATAATTTGAAAGTGATAAATAATCTGCTCTTCTTATGTGTAGAGATACCATATCATCGTCTTTCGTATTATTTCCAAAATAATTTAATATATCTCTGTATTTGTAATATGCCGGGTACATAATATCCTCATTACTATATACGATGTTTATCATCTTGTCTCGTAGTGTATCATCAATATATTTGAATGTTTGATAATTTCCTTTAAGTAATATATGTTCTCTTGCTTTATAAGGAGGCTCCAGATATTTGTGATTATTATTTAAGTCATCATGATAAATATTAAAGGGAATGTTTTTATAGTCTTCAGTAGCTAAAACACGGAATAACCCTTTGAAAATTGTATTCCAATAAAGACATGGACTTTCTTCATGTGTAAACACAAGCTTCCTTTTTATTTTTTGTTTTTTTGATAAACGTAAAAAATATATGATATAGGCGAGCTGAAACAATCGGTTTCCTAATCCACCTGATATTTCTACAGATGTATATAAATTATTCATATTATATTATAGAATATTATTATTATATACTATTCTTTCACAGTCTCTACAAAATCTATTTATTATTTATTATTTTCCAAGTTGCCAACGCAAGAATGCCTCCAACAGTCTGTGCGAATACATAGGCAAATAATTTAGTGATACTAATAGTTCCCTTAAGATACATGATAAAACTTAATGTAGAGTTGAAAAAGCCTCCGGAAACTTTACCAAACATAAAAACAGCTGCCAATAAACCTATAGCAATCGGTAAGGGATCAGTTGTTTGTAATATACACATAAAGAAAACATAGGTACCTACACATTCAGCGAATAATTGGTCTAATTCAATCTTGTCATACATTATTTTTAAAATACTTACTAATTATATAAAATATTAAAATAAAATCCCGTCTATATTATTATTAAATCTTTGAAATACAAATCTATCGAGACCTTTCATATTTATACGAGTATTATTTGATATCTTGTATATAACCCCAGATTTAATATCATTACCGCCATTACAATCATAATAATATAAGTCTGATAAAATTTCTGGTAATGTGAAAATAACATTCTTTACATCTTTCGCAAAATAAACACCTCTCACCTTATCTATATTTAAGTATATCGAAGTTATATTTATTTGTTCCCCTGTTAATGGTATATTTTGTGTACAATTATATTTTGTATTTTTAATTATACTTGAGATATTAGCATTTACAAATCCCTGTATATTTAGATTGTTTAAATATCCGTCCGATCTATCAGTACTTTCAGAACTTTTTATTTCCTTAGTCTCGTCCGCTCCATCAGTTCCTTTTATCATATCAAGCTGTGTTAACTGTGTAAGATGAATAAGCGCAGCTTGCTCTACTATTTTATTTGATTTTAATAGTTTTAGATTAGTATTAAGACCTTTATCTCGTAAGTTTAACAAAGAAAACTTTGGCGATATAGATACAAATCTAATATAAGATGTTGATACAGATATATATAACATAAGTAGCGAGAATATGAATATATTTGGCATTATTATATATTTATTATAAATATAATAAACATTTTATCATTATATCATTATCTTATTATTGACATCAAACACGATATATTCATATATTTTAAATATAATATCATCGTTGATCGCAAAATGTTTCTTAACGATCTGTAAGAGTCCGAACTGCGTTTTCTCATAATTTACAATTAGTTCATTCTGATAAAGTTCATTAGTTATTACATTTATCTCATGATTTATTAACCAATCGCAAATTTTATAAGGATCTTCAGTTATTTCATTATTATTAAATAAATCTAAAAAACCCTCTAATGTATAATTTGTATCACATACAGACAAATCTATATTTAAAGGATTCCCCATAAAATAACAATAATCACCAAAAGATATATAGTGAGACTTCCAGCATATATTTGATAATATATACCATTTCCTAAACTCCTTGTATATTCCCTTATATCCTATATCACAATAATATATGGTGGAGTTGCAAGGTGTTAATTGTAAAGATATTATGTAATATACATGTAATTTATTATATTTATAAAGTTCCTTATATGGTATTATAATTGAGACGGATTGCGTCTCTATATATATGTTTTTATTATTGTGGTCATGAATAAAAAGAACATATGTTGATTTTGTGCCATTATAACTATAATATGCGGATAATTCTTTTGTATTTCGATAATTATTATCTTGAATGTTTATATTATTTCTATGATATTGTATCAAAGAGCTTGGCATCCTTATATATTTTAATCAAATATCTTAATAAATTATTTTTATTTAGTAGCGGCTGTATAAGCATCATACAAATAATTTCCTGGCTGTGGGGTTGTTTCATATTCTTTTTTCTGTAATAATGTGTATTGATCCATTAGAGTATCTCTTTGAACAGTTGGTAAATTTGGTTTATCTAACTCATTTAATATAAATTGCATCTGTTGTGTTATAAGCTTTAGTTGTAGCTTTATAGATTCTACACGTTCTGGATTGTTGTTTCCTAATAGCGGCGGATACTCTATTTGCATCTCTCTTCTCTGCTTTATTAAGCGCTCATGTATTATTAACATATTATTCATATCCTTTATTACTTCAGGTGCCAAATTAGGTCTACGTAAATATGTTTGCATATCTTTTTGTCCAAATAATAATTGTTGATATTCTGTTTCTAACTGTTGTCGCCATAACGCATTCTTTTCTTCTCGTGTTAAATCTGTACGTTTAAATTGTTTAGCTATATATTCTAATACTTTCATTTGTTGTTCAAAGAATTTAAGAGTTTGTTCTTGTGTAAGAGGAACAGTAGCAGTAGCTACAGTAACAGCAATAGTTGCTTGGGCTGCCGCAACATTAGCAGCAGTAATCGGAGCAGTACCAGCAGTACCAGCAGTACCAGCAGTACCAGCAGTACCAGCAGTACCAGCAGTACCAGCAGTACCAGCAGTACCATTAGCACCAACACCTCCCGATACTCATACTTTACCTCCTGTAACAGGCGCAGTAGGAGTAGCTGGAGGAGTAACAGGAGGAGTAACAACAGGAGGAGGAACAACAGCAGGTGCTGCACCGGTTACAGGTGGCAAAGTATTAGTTGCTGGAGGTGTTGGTGATGGTAGAGTTATTTTAGGTGGTGGTAGTTGTGGTAATTCAGTCGTAGTTGTAACTGTAGTAGTTGTTAAACCGCTGCTAAGAGATGGATTCACAGCAACAGCAACAAGTAATACTGTAGTAGAGATAACAGATATTAAGGTTAAAGCAGTTATAACCCAGCTCCATATTTGACAATCTCCTGTAGTTAAACAATCGATATTATACATCCATAAAATAATAAGCGGTATAGTAATCAAAGTAAATAATAAATATCCTATGAATCCCCATATGCCTGCCATTATATAATAGCATATTAAATTAATAATAGACGTTATGATTACCAAAATTAAATACGTGGATGCCTGTGTTGAATAATTAAACATATCTATATCTATAATATAAAAACATAAAATATATATTAAAATCTTATTAGGATAAAATTGTTCTAAAAATAATATATTAAATAAAAAATTGACATTACATCCTATCTTTAGTATAATTAAGGCCCCGCATAGAAAGCCGACTTAAAGTCAAAACAAGCCAACAAGCCAACCAACCAAACAACAAGCCAAACAACAAGCCAACAAGCCAAACAACAACGATGTCAGCTCCTCGTTATATGATGGAGGCCGAATTTGAACCTGAAGGATACATGTATGAAGAATATGACAATCAAGAAGCCGATGATGATGCCTACTACTACTCTAAATATGGTATGAGCGAATGTACCGTATGTATGGGAGGTAGTTATATAAGGAAGGTTTATATCGACACGCAAGATTACGAGGAGGAGACCGACTATGACTTCTAAATCGCAAAACAAAATTATATGTCTGTATGTGTTGTGTTATCTATTTTTATATTTTTTACATATATCATAAAAGATATAACAATATCGCATATATATATAATAAATATTAATGGAACTTGTAAGTGTAATTATACCGTCATTCAATCGATTTAAGTTCTTGATGAATGCCATAAAATCTATCAAATCGCAAACATACAAAAACATAGAGATTATTGTTATTAACGATTGCTCATCTGAGAAGGAATATTATGAGTATGATTGGGATAATAATGGGATAAATATTATTCATTCTAAAACCAATTCAAGAGATATATTTGGATTTGTTTGTGTAGGACATGTTAGAAATATGGGAGTAACTGTAGCATCAGGAAAATATATAGCATTCTGTGATGATGATGATATTTGGATGCCAGACAAATTGGAATTACAAATAAATGCCATGAAGCGAACAGGGTGTAAAATGTCATCGACTGAAGGTTTATTTGGATATGGAATATATGATAGTGATAAAACATATAGTAAATATAATTCTGAAGCACATATTGATATATTAAAGAATGTATATAAAGATACTAATTATTTAGATAATGGATTTCCAGAGATATGGACTAAGGATTTTATCAAGATACACAATTGTGTTATTTGTAGTTCTGTAGTTATTGAAAAAGGATTGTTAAATAACATAAATAATATGAGGTGTTTAAGTATTGCGGCTATTATACCTGAAGATTACGATTGTTGGCTAAGAGCTACCGAGTATACTGATTGTGTATATGTGAAAGATCCTTGTGTTTATTATGATGGTGATCATGGCTATGGTCTAAATAGATAAATGTCAATTAATACTCTTTAATACCCACTAATTACAAAGTAATATGTAAAGATTGCTTGGAGAAATGCGAAGACAATCATTATAAACATTATTTTTATTATATCATAGTATTCAGGAAACTCAATTCCTATATTAGGATTATCTTTCTCTTTTATATTTCTTCCAATACTAAAATGAATAATATTTTCAAACATATTAAGAGCTAAGAAAACAGCCATAGATATAATGATGAGGTGATTAGGGACATGTATTCTCATATTATTTATCTAATAAATATCTAATAAATTAAATATGTATATATAAAAATATAGCGCAATTATAATATAATAAATTCATAAATTATCTTATTATATATTATGAATATAAGTATTAAACTTTTTTTACTACTTATAAATGTTGTAGGAGTCTATTCATATAATACCCCTCTTTTTAAATTTAACAATAATAATAGCAATAATAAAGGTGGTTCTAATATCTGTGTACTGAATTATAATAATGTATATAGCTCATTTTACAAATGGTCGAATGAAAATAAAGAAAGTAGTCAAAAAATAATTGAAGATACCTTGTGGTTAAGCAAATATCGCTTTGTAAATCCAAGCATCGTTATTGGTGTATATAACGATACCTTTAATCTTAATTACATATGTCTTCTTAGAAGGCTATCATCTACAAATTATAAATTACTAAATATATTCGCTAACCCCTCTAATAACTTTGATGATGACTTACAACTATTAAAAAACCTATTTGAGTTTGCTATTAATAATGACATTAAACTAAATACAGATAAACTAACAGAGATTGATAAGAGTAGATATTTATTAACCTACCTCTTTTATTACTCGCAAATAAATAGCAAAACTATATAAACATTTATACTATCATTCTATTATTATTTTTATATTGAATATACATGTTGATTGTAAATACATGAAACATTAAATAATATTTGTTAAAATTGTATTCTAATCTAAATATTATATAGAGGATTGGTAAGTATATCTTGGCAAATTCTAATTTATTTTTATTCCCTTCAGTAGCACCATTTATCGTATTTATTACAATAAGGAATGGTGATAATAATGATAAACCATAGAATATATGCCAGCTAATATTAGAAATAATTGATTTTCTTACAAGTGTCATTAAGAATGTTGATAGTTGTATGGGAAACATAATTAAGAAAGCTGATTCAATAGCACCTGAACCAAATTTTTCATTATCTGTTAAGATAAGTGCGTTGATTGCTAATATTTGACAGATTGCGTAGTATTTTTTAACAAGACTTTTAACATTATCAGAGATATTCTCCCAGTTTATATCTCGTGTTGTTGTTTTTTCATTCATATTATATTTCAAAGTAATATAATCTGCCAACATATGATGTAATAAGATCAAAGCAAGTTTACCAATCTGATACAAATAATAATATTTGCTATTTATATTTATATTATTACGAATACATATTATACTATATATCATTATAATCGCACTCCGTGAAGTAAAAATCATATTGTGTAATTGTAATTCCTTCCATATTATAATTTTAGAATTTAACCTTGTTTGTGGAACTTGAAATATAATAGATGATAATGATAATGTTAAATGCGCTATAGGAATTAATAGAGATGTTTGTGAATCAGCATATATATACATAGAACCAAACACAACTAACCAATAAATACGCAAAAAGAAGTTAAATAAACATCCAAAGCCAAGAATCTTGTGAAGATGATATTTATCATGATTTGTAAATAATGGTTGCCGCATTTTATATACAATATACAATTACGATATATATTATATGAAATTATTATTTATATATATTTATTATTTAAGGTAATACTTTATATTTAAAAAATAATAACAAATTATATATATAGAGTTTATGTAAATGGGCTGGACTGTTTCTACATTAGATAAAAAATATCAAATAAAATATGGTAGTAATACCAATTATTTGACAGATAACGACGTCAGCTATTTAACAATAACAGATACAAAGCATATTGGTATTAATAATGACAAGCCAAGTTCTGATTATTTATTAGATATTAATGGCAAGACACGCATAAATAGCAATCTATATATTGTAGGTAATTTATATATTAGTGATAGTGAGTATATTAGCAGTAATTTATATGTATCAAGCAATATTACTGTTGGTAATATATTATATACTTCCAATATTATTGGCATCGGAAAAAATAATAGTAATAATTTAAAAATAAATTATACACACCCTATATTTAGCAATAATAGCACACAAATATATGGAAAGACCACTTTTATAGGAACAGTTAATGTAGAGAACACCACATCTAATTCATTCCATTTATTAGATATCGAAGGCTCTTTAAGAGCTCAGAGAATATTTGGTGAAGGATGTAATATCTATAATATAAATGCCAGTAATATTACTCTTGGCGTTCTTGAGACTGATAATGGTGGAACAGGATTAAGTAATATTATTACAGGTGCTATATTATATGGTGGGCTTAATAATAGTATTAATCAAACCTATGATAGTTTCAGATTTGAAAGAGGTATTCTGCGTGCTCCAGAGTTCAGAGGATCATTAGACGGCGCTGATATTCTTGCTGGTTTTGTAAAAGTTAGTCGTGGAGGAACAGGACTGACAAGTATTCCTACAGGACGTATACCATTCGGAAATGATGATACGGAGCCTATGAAAACGAGCACAGATTTTACTTTTAATATAAATACTAGAACATTAGATGTAAATACTTTGAGATTAGGAAATTCAAATATATATTTAACAGATGCCAACAATATACTAAGAAACTTTAATTATAATGATTTAGGTATATTTAATGCTACATCAAATAGCTTTGGACTTGTTATGCCTTCAGGTAGAGATTTTAATACTTCTAATGGATTCATGACGATAAGAAAGGATGAAAACGCAGTTTGGTTTTTGAATGAAGATACAGGAAGTAGTAATATATATTTCCCTAATGATGTTAGGTTAGCAAATGATATAATATGTTCTATAGGTGTAAATACAAGATATCCTCAGTTTAATTTAGATGTGATAGGTGATATCAATACATCTAATGGAAATTTTAGAATTAATAGTGTAGATATTAAGAATGTTGTTATTGATTATGCTATATCAAATTTACGCTTAGATGATTTAACAGGAATTCGTGTCGCCGCTTTAAAACTTAGAACCGGTACTTCACCATTCGAAGCATTCGAAAATGAGATTAGTACTAATGTGGGATTATGGAAAATTAATGCTACAAGCAACAGTCTTAATGAAAATACTTCAGTAGAAATGACAAACTTAATAGCTACAAACAAAGTATATACAAAAAATATATTAATTAATAACACCGATGGAAACAATCTGACAGATAATGAAAAGTATATATTTAAGATTGAAGACAAAGGCGCAAATCTCTTAAAGTTCAGTAAAACAGGTAATATGCTTATAGGTAATAATAATACGGAAACAGCTCTTGATATACCACCAACGCAACGTTTGGAGATTATAGGAAATATTCATGCGACTGGCTATATTCGTTCATATTATTCAGACGACCGGCTAAAAACATTCACCTCAAATATCACAGGTGCTCTTAATATTATAGATAGTTTAAAAGGATTCCATTATGTCCCTAATGACAAGGCACTTCAATTAGGCTTCTTATATGATAATGAGATTGGGTTGAGTGCTCAAGATGTTAAAAAGGTGGTTCCAGAGATTGTTAAAATAGCACCATTCGATTCTATGAAAGATATTGAGAGTGGTGATATTGTTTCTAAGAGTGGCGAAGAATATCTTACAATCTGTTATGAAAGATTAGGAGCAGTATTCGTAGAAGCTATCAAAGAACTAAGGCAAGAAAATAAGGTTCTAAAAGATGAAATAAAGAATCTTAAAAAAGATTTAGATAATATCAAAAAAATTATATATATTCAATAAATCTCTTATATTTATAATTTTCTACTTTTTATAATGTTAAAATGATATTAAGCTATTAATTATGACATGATAATGCTAACTATTATTCAGTATTATTTATATATTATAATGAAATAATATATTAAAGAAAAATAAAACGCTGCTAGCAGGGATTGAACCTGCGACAACTCGGTTAACAGCCGAGTGCTCTAACCAACTGAGCTATAGCAGCATAAATGTATATAGATATATATATTGTGATGAGCGATCTCAGGGTACGCATGTATACGCATATACACCACGCACCCCTTGATTTTACTATTTCACGCCCTATACCTACATATCGTGTTATCCTTATATCTTTTTGTTCTGGACTGAGTAAAAATTGATTTATATCTTATCTTATATGTGTTAGATAACAAAGAATGCTTTTGAGACAAGTCTTGTTGAATTACTTACATAATATCAGAAGTCTATCTGTAATCCAATATAAGAATGAAAACATCTGTTATAGGGACATAAACGTATTCAACGTATGTTCTAAAAATATGAATGACGCTAATAATAAAAAACGAGAAAATATTATTGCGAGCATTATTGACAATACAAGGATTCGAATGGATGTTGATAATCCATTTACAAAATACTATAAGTTTTCAAGAAGATGGAGTAATATCAAAGATGCCATCTTCAATTACATACAGCATGAGTTGAATATAAATATTAAAAAAGATATTACTTTGATACATAAAGGTGGTAGAAAATATAACTATGACTTCGAAATCAATTGCGAATCAGTAAAATATAATATAGAGCTGAAGTTTAATGCGAATAGTGTTTCTAAAGCACCGCAATTTGTATCCCCTTACAACCCAAGCAAGTACATGGAATCCTCATATGAAGAGTATTACTATGATAATTATTTACCCAAATTAAAATCTCTCCGTGATGATTTAGTTTTCCCTGATAAACTGACATATCTACAAGAAATTAACAGCCCTTCGCCAAAATGTATGAAAATATATAAAGATATATATGATAATGGTTGTAAAAAAAGCAGCAAATATACAGGCAACCCAAAAGATATAGAATTCTATAAACTTGCTAACAAGCTTTCAAAAGAAAGTATTATTGCCTTTATGTCAACAACAGTTCTAAATATAGATTTACTTAATGAATATTTGATAAGTTCGCAAAATGCTAAAATATATATGCTCTATAAAAATGGGAAGTTTCATAAGCAAATCGTTGACCCACGCAAGTACACAATTGTTAGTTATACAGTATGTAAAAATAAAAAAAACAAATTTGTTGCTAAAACACAAGAAGGTAAAGATATAAAAATATTACTTAGGTGGAAGAATGGAAATGGTGTAGCTTTCCCCGCATTTCAAATTTCATAGACTTCGTAGACTTCGTGGACTCACAAATATATAGGAAGTATATTTAATAGTTCTGTTGTATTAATTGCGCTATTTCCAAAATAAAGCTTAATAAACTCAACAGTTCTCTCATCACTAAAAGACCTATAGATTTGAACATATTTATCAATTAATTCAGTATCAGCCTGCCCTTCATACCTAATACAAATTAAATGGTTTTCTATCAAATATTCTATTATATTTAATAATCCATCAGTAAACTCACAATTAATGAGCGAATACTCAAAGTTATAATTACCAACTCCATAACCCCGATTAATAACTAATAATGACTCGGTTGATCCCTTTTTATTTATATAGTTTTTCTTCTCATTATTTGTATAGTTTTTTATACTTAATGTGTTGTTTATAATGTCTGTTGAATATATTAAACGTGTTTTTAGAGGATCATCTGTAAGCAAAGATTTATTTTCATTCCACACTATATTTCCTACAAATACTTTAAAATTCAGAATATTTAATGTTGTTGCGTTAATATATAATTCATTCAACCTCTCTATAACTTCACATGTTGAAAATATGATGTAATCATTTGCCAAATGTTTTAATATATATTTGTCATTCTCTCTTCTGCTGTCCATACTGTCATTCTTCTGAATTATAAATATTATTGTAGGCTGTTCAGTATCAATATAGTTATCATCACATTCAATTATAGATAATATCAGATAATTATCATATATATGTTTTCTGGTTTTATTATAATATAAACAGTTTAAGAAACTTTTAGGCAATATGAAACATAGTATCCCGTCATCAGTTAATAGTGAGAGAGATTTAATAATAAATAATATAAATATATTAGGGCGACCTTCAAAATAGTTATAGTATTGTTTATCAACATCTGTTTTTTTTATGACGTAATATGGTGGGTTGCCTATTATCAAATCGTACTTCTCATTATACTTATTATATGCGGTTTTTAAAAAGTCTGCTTCTACTATTTTAATGTTATCACTATTATTATCATATTTATTCTTAATATTCTCATAAATTGTCTTGTTATATTCAACGCCTGTAATAGTAGCTGTAGGATAATAATTCTTAATCTTATCTATAAACTCACAAGAGCCACATGAAGGTTCGAGAATATTATTAAATGTTGTAGTAGCTCTATGTTTTGATAATATATCCAGACATCTAACAATTGTTTTAGGAGGTGTAAAGTATATACCGTTATCTTGCTTTTCTTTTTTTTTGATAATCTTTGTAAGATTGTATGACAGATTGCTAAAACATTCTTCATTAATGTTAGCAGTCATAGTTATTATGCTATTAATATGCTGTTAATATAGTATATATATTAACTGTATATATATTAATAGTAAAAATAAAATATATTAATCAATTTTTTTATATGGCAATATGCGAAGCAATTATTCTGATAACTTTTTCTTAAAATTATCATTAATGGTATTAAAGATTTCTACAATATAATTCTCAAACTCATCTTTTAGAGGGAGAAATATGTTGATACTTGTATCTATATTGATATTAACGAGCTTTGTATTAGGAACATCAGTTATTTCCATATAATTTATTATTTTAATTAAATCAAGTCCATTTATAAGCGTCTTATAACTTTTTTTAAAATTCTTAATAATAAATCGACTCTTGAGCTTCTTATAACCATCCTTATCGACCTTAAGCTTGTGTTTAATACAAATACGTAGATACTTATCGTTTTCTTCAGTATATGCCTTGAAATAGTCAGGGATCGAATCAACATAAATATAGATATCCTCTTTCTTCTGCTTAACCCCCTTTTTAATAAACCAATCACTCATTTTCCATTCAATAATACGATATACATCACTAAACATGTTGTCATCTTCTTTGCCACTAAAGATCTTCTCCATCATAGTAGAAGCATTCTCGTCGTCTTTTTTATCAATCATAAAGGTATTATTTAATTTTTTCATATCTTGTAATTATTGTAATTATATTATAGAAGATATTTATTATTTATATAATAGTTGCTATTATTATTATATAATAGCTGATATGTTTTTAAGATATATATCTTTTAAAGATTTATAGTTGCTGTTTGATATAATGTTCTCTTCTATTAGCCATTTCTTAGATAATATGTTATACTTGTGATTTTCATTAAATAATATATTAACACATAGATATATAAAACAGACAATTATAAGACTGTTTCCTATATTTTTTGTTGCCATGAGAATAATAGCAAACAATATAATAGATTGAATAACAACGTTATTTATTATTTTTTGCTGTGCGGGCGTTAGCTCTATTTTTAGATATCTTCCACCTATTTGTACAAGAATTAAAAAAATCATAGACAAGGGTTCAATTGTTGCTACTCCGTTTATCCCAGGTATTACTGAAAATGACATAATCTATTTTTTGATAAGATTTTTATAGGAACGCATTTGATGATTTACACCCTTGAAGATTTTAAATGAGACAAAAATTAATTATTTTTATTAGGTAATTATAATGAAACATAAAACGGAAGATTATAAATTATCAGCGGTTAAATATTACTTATCTAATAGTTTTAGTTTAGATTATGTTTGTAATATTTTTGGTTGTAAAAAACAATCATTAGCAAGATGGATTGAAAGATATAAGAAGGATAAAGAATTAAAAAGACATAATAGAACTAACATATCATATAAAATAACAAAAGAACAACTCGTATATGCTATTAAAATATTAAGCAATAATGAACAGATCACTATAAAATCATTTAAGAATACAATATAAGAAAATAGTAGCAATAGACCCTGGTAAATGCGATATTTTATATTGCGTAGATGGTTATAATAAAGATGCTACAACTTTTAGATATACACAAGATAGTAGAAGAAAAGAAACAAAGAGTAAGAAGTATTCAAAACTTATTTTAGAGTTTAAGAAAGAGAAAATAGATGGTAAAACAATAATAGAATATGAAACCGAATTATCGCAATTTAATAAGAAATCGTTAGACATAGAAAAATATAAAGGATACATTAAAAAGAAGAATGAAATCAATCATAAGTTATTTACATTTTATAATAAGTATATATTTAGAAAACTAAAATTAAATGGTTATATGAATAGACTAAAAAACGAACAAAAGTTAATGAATAAATTTCAAAAGGTTTTTGGCGATAAAAATGATGTCGTTGTATGCTTTGGCGATTTTGAACAACAAAAACATATGAAATATAAAGAACCTATAAAAGGTAAGGGTATGCGAACATTATTTAAAAAATCAGGATATGAAACCTATTTAGTAGATGAATTTAGAACAAGTTGTAAATGTTGTAATTGTAATGGTGGAGATTGTGAGAAGTTTATGTTAAGAGAAAACCCTAAACCTTGGAAAACAAATTATGCTCTTGTACATGGTCTATTACGCTGTAAAAGCGGTTGTGGATTATGGAATAGAGATACAAATGGTGCTAAAAATATTTATAAGATTTCATACAATCATATAAATAATATAGAAAGACCTATGTATTTAAGTAGAAGCAAAAAATCAGGTACATTACACGATGTACCATAACCAAAATTTACACGCTTTGAAATAAGCGAACCTTGAAGTATATGAAATAAAATTTTATATTTTTTATAAAATTTTGTCTCATTTTAAATCTTCAAGGGTGTAATAGTATCCGTATCTTCTGCCATTTTATTATAATATATTAGCTTACCAAGAATAATATCATTAATATCCTTGTATGATTTTTCTGTAGTTAAACCCGAACCCGAACCTTTAGCCGGTATAGCTTCACGAACGCTTGTAATCTCCTTATTATCTTCGTTTCCTAAATTGTATATAGTGTTATTTAGAGTAATCATATTATCTTTTAGAAAATCACCATCAGTAAATATGATAATATCGAGTATTAATGCGATTAATGTTAAAAATAGCAATAAGCCTATTGTAATGTCCCAAGATAATACATAATAATTAATTATAAATAATATTAAGAATATCCAAGGATTATCTATAATATCTAAAATATTATCAGGATAAATTGCGGCTGGACGCATCCCAAGTATTATTAAATATGAAGCAAAGAATCCAGTCAATAAGCCTTTAAATATATCCTCTATATTTATGTTGTTTTCCATATTCTTCTTTACAATTATATTATATAAATATTTTAATTTTAATTTTTCTTTTCATTTTGTATAATAGAAGTATATAAATAATTATGAATTATTCAACATTACAAGAGGCATACAATATAGATACTTTTGAAAGAAAATCCCGACCATCTAACAAATCTAATAAAAGCAACGGATCATCTACCAGCCCTTCTAATACCAGCCCTTCATTTGTTGAAACAAGCAAATTAGCATTAAGCTCTAACAAACTTTCAGATTATCCTAATAATCACGGAAGTTCTTGTTCACCATTACAAGCACCGACCTATAACATACCTATATCTAATGAATGTAAAAGAGAACACGACGAAGCCATGAATGTATATACAAATGCCAATAATAATATGAACAACATGATGAATAATATACCTTCAAGTATCAATAATAATAACTTGGCAGCCAACGGAGCCAACGGAGTCAATTCCGTAAACGCAAGCAACACCAATAACAATAATAATCTACAACTCTCGCAACCACAAACATCCTCTCAGGCTCCTCTTCTACCTTCACAAAACCTATTTAATAGTCTCAAGAGTTCTGATAATGTAATGCCCTATTATGATGAAGATTTAGAGCAATATTTTAATATTAGCAACCTAAATGATGAAGTTAAATATAATTCCAACTCATATATGCCCAATTCTAATAAACAACCCTATACAAATAATGATACTTCCGAGTATACTAACAGTAATGCTGTTCTTAAAAATGGAAATAATCTATTAAATAACAGTAGCTATAATTTAACTCCAGAAGAAAAAAAGAGCGCAGATGAGGCTATCGCATATTTAAAAAGTATTGAAGATAAAATTAATAACGGTAGCATGAATAGCAGCGGCTATAATAAAACCTCTATTGCCGACCCTGTAATACCTCCTGTTAATAAGGGTCCCGGTGGATTTAAAACTCCAGAGAAACCTGTCGAGAAAGTTGTTGAGAAAGTTGCTGATAAACCTATAGAAAAATCTCAAGAAAAATCAGATAATAATTATATTTATAATGCTATTTTTAATATATCTATCCTTCTTATAATTGGGATAGCTATTATATTACTATGTGACCAAATGGTAGAGTTATCAATTCAAATAGGTATGAAGCGTGTTGTTAATATTTTAGAACCTTTCATAAAAGCTAACGCAGCAGCAGCGGCAGCAGCGCAACAAGCGCAACAATCAGCTTAAGCAATAAAAAGATAAATGTTTTAAATTTTTATTTTTATAAATTATTTTTTTAATTTGAATTATTATAATAGAAGATATGGATATTATAGTAAAACCTAACGATTGGGTTTTACCAAATCGCATAGGATATAATAAAAAGATATATAATACTTTCAATCCTTCTAAGTATGTTAGCAAAAAAGATACGGCTCCTGCGCCAGCTGCGTGTAAATGCTCTAACGATACTTGTGAATTAGAGGAAAACTATATAAAACTTTTGAGACAGCAAAAAATTGTCAAAGATTACATGCAGTATGACAGTCCTTATAGAGGTATACTTTTATATCACGAATTAGGCTCAGGTAAATCGATTGCTTCTATAGCAGCTTCTGAAGGATATGTAAATCTTAAAAAAATAGTAATAATGACTCCAGCCTCCTTATCGCAAAACTATGAAAACGAACTGTTAATAGCCTCAAAGATTGGACGTGATCTCAAAAAAACATGGACGCAAATAAAAGTTAATAAGAAGTCCGTCGAGATGATGAAAGAGCTAACCGCAAAATATGCTATAACTGATAAGTTTGTTAAAAAGAATGGGTTAGCTTGGGTTCCCTTATATAAGGATGATATTGAAGGTGCAGAAGTTATAATAGAGAAGGTACGCTATAACTCAAGTGATGCGAAAGACAGCAAATATCGTGCTGAGATTGACATTTATATTAATCATATACTTAGAAACAGATATACTTTCATAAATTACAACGGGCTTACTGAGAAAATGATAAAAGAATTAGGCGCAAAACCCTTTGATAACGCCTTTATAATTATTGACGAAATACATAACTTCATAAGTAGAATAGTGAATGGATCAAGGTTGGCAAAATCCATATATATCCACATGATGAATGCTAAAGGCACAAAAATGATATTGTTATCAGGTACACCTATAATAAATCAACCTTATGAAATAGCGACTTTAATTAATCTTGTAAGAGGACCAATAAAAGAATATAATATAGATTTGTTAAAGAAATCTAAAGTTCCTGATTTGAAGGCAATTACTGAGCATTTACAAGAAAAGAAATTGTATAGTTATATAGATCATATTGATTATAATGAAACTACTATGTCTATAACATTAATACCTGATAATTTTAAAAGAATAGATGACAATAGCACAACAATTACAAAGGAGACATGGACATTCAGTCAAGAAGACTTAATTAAAAAAGTAGCAGAAACTTTGAACAAAGCAGACCTCGTTAAATTATCTGTAAAAAGCAAAGTTATTAATAATGAAGCTCTGCCTACTGACAAAGTTATCTTTAATAAATTATTTATAGATGATACAGGTGGTCGTGATGATAAAAACATAACAATCAAAAACGAAGATTTATTTAAAAGAAGGATACTTGGGACAATCAGTTATTACAAAACAACCGGATCTGATCTATTTCCGAAGATGCTTCCTTCTATATCACGAGAACTTTTTATGTCCGACCATCAAATCAAAAAATATTTAGAAGTTCGTTTGGTTGAAATAAGGATGGATGATCGAAAGAAGCTTTTTAAAGGCAAAGGAGGAGGTGCTGATGATATTGGTTCTGTTTATAGGGCTTTTAGTAGGATGGTATGTAATTTTGCGTTCCCCGATGAAATTAATCGCATATTCCCTAATGATGTTAGGGTACTTATGAAAAAAGAGCTTAAAGAAATGGTTAATGTCGATAGCGATAATAGCGATGATCTTGATATAGCGGAAGCTGACGCAGATGATGGCAAAGCTGCCAAACAACTAAACAAGGATGTTGTAGCGGCATATGGGGAGCAATTAGAGGAGGCTATGAATAAATTAGTTAAAAACGATTATTTAGAAATTGATAAATTGCGTGAACTTTATAGCCCTAAATTTGCACAAATGTACGAGGATCTTAATACGTCGCCTGGAAGTGTGTTAATATATTCGCAATTTCGTATGATTGAAGGTCTTGGTATATTTAAAGAAGTTCTAAATAGACAAGGATATGCTGAGATAAATATAGTAAATAATGAAGAGTTTGGATATATGATTGATGATATAGATGTATTTGATGAAATATATGATAATAAGAGATACGTTGTATTTAATTCGGATAGGGTTAAAACGAACATCCTTATGAATATATTTAACGGTAATAGCAAGGCGCTACCAAAAGTTATACAGGAGCAATTGAAGCATTTAAATATCGATAAGGAGCAGATGTATGGAAAAATTGTGAAGGCTATGATGATTACACAGTCGGGAGCTGAAGGTATATCTTTGAAAAATGTAAGACGTGTATTAATAACTGAATATTTCTGGAACTCTGTAAGAATTGATCAGGTTATTGGGCGTGCTGTGCGAACATGTAGCCACAAATCTTTGCCGGTTGAAGACCAGAATGTCCAAGTTTTCTCATATTTAATGAATTTTACGAAGAAACAGTTGACTGAAAATCCTACATTACGAAGCAAAGATAAGGAGGTTTCGACTGATAAGCATATCTATAATATTGCCAAAAGCAAAGAGGGTCTTGTCAATTCATTCTTAAAAATGTTAAAAGCCGCTTCATTAGATTGTGTAATCCAGTCGGATGTCAATAACCCCATGTCTAATGGATATAAATGCTATAGCTGGCCTATAAATGTTAACGATAACGAACTATCTTATACGAATAATATTAGTCTTGATAAAAAAATATTACAATTTAAAAATAAACAGCATATAAGGAAAGATAGAGGACGGGTTATATTAAAGAACGGTAAAAAATACGTCATTCTCAAGGATAAATTATATGATTATTACAGTTATGTTAATGCTGGTCTTCTTTTACCTGCTAATTTATAGGATGCTTCTGTCTTGCTATTTGCCTATCTATTTAGTAATCTCATCAAATATAGAGGGGTCATCAGATCTTAAAATATGAACCTCATTATTATTAATGATTCTGTTATATAGAAGCTTGTTAATTCCGAAACCAACCTGAGTATAAATTTTGTCTTGATTGTCGATTACATAGATCTTTTTATTTTTTAAGAATATACAGTTAAAGAATAATGAAGACCCGTAATCTAATATTATTGTATCAGCATTATTAATAATTGTATATTGATATTTAATATTATTTAATCTGTATGTATCTAAAACCATTCCTCCATTATCTATAACTATATCCTTTATTTTATCAGCATTACTTATTATTCTATCATTAGGTAAATAATTATCTGTATCGTTTCTTGGTAAAAAGACTGTTTTGATATTCTGTATAATTGGGATGTTGTTTTGAATATGATTAATATATAGGTTTAGATATACATTATAATATTCGTCTGTTTCAATATTTTGCGAAGTATTTATAGAGTAAACTCTTGGGAAAAAAGTGTGATTGTTATAATTATCTATTTCGTGAACTATCTCGTTATTGATTTCAAAAAAACGTAGCATACTTTTAACATATTTCTTATGATTCTTGGTCATAACTTTGATATTAGGAACCTTCTCATTCAAACCAATCAATATGTGGATGAATATAAAACTTTCGAATATCCAGTGTCCAAGAGCAAAATCACCTGGTGAATCAAATACCCAATAGTATGTTTTTTCGTCCTTAAATAGGCTGGAAGGTTCTTCATATTTGTCTATATACAAATTACCAACACAGTGTTCATATTTATAATCTTTCATGTTTTCTATTAAAATAAAATGAGGACTATTGATGTCATCTACGTTTTTATCCATTTTTATATATAATAATAAATCTGTCTTTTATATGTTATTTTTCATTTTAGAACAAACCCTTGAAACATATAAATATAAATTATTATATTTAATTAGATATAAATTATTTTTATAAATTTTATGGAACAAAAAATAAGATGTATATATAGGAAAAAAAAATGTTTTCATATATGTAATAAAACAGCAATTAAAAACTCATTCTATTGCTGTCATCATATACATTCTAAGAAGAAACATTTATGTAAAATATTTTTTAATATACTGGAAGATAATTACGAGCCAACCTTTCATGATATTTACAATATATATATATACATATTAGAAAATACTACAGAAAACGATGACATATTTATAAATATCTTGTTTATTGATTTACTTAAAATGATACCGGTTGATAAGCTAAGTAATATTTATAAAAAGTATATTGATAATTATAGCATTAATGATATTAGTATTAAAAAGAAAGCAGCTAAAGCAGCTAAAGCAGCAAAAACGGTCGATAATATATATACAAAGATATATGTGTTAAATAGAAATACCCATCTATTTAGTAAAAAATGTAATATAAATGTGTTGAATGAATTTCAAAATATTATCAAATATAAAATGTTATGTAATGGTAATGCTAATAATTCTAATAATACAAAATATTTAAATGAAGATGATGTATTTAGTCTTGTAAGTATTAATGATATACATCCACGTAAATTATTTACTATTAAAGATGTTAAAGGAATCTACGCATTTGATATTATAGAACTCGAATATTTTATAAGAAAATGCCATAGGGATAATATAATCCCGTATAATCCTTATACACGTGAATTATTGAATGACAAGGTTGTTTGGAGATTATATATGAAAATAAAATATAATAATATTACAAAAAAATCAGATGATTGTAGATGGACAACTGATATGAATGCTTATACTGATTTATCTATAGAGATTGAAAGGAGGGGTTTTTATAATAATCCTGAATGGTTTAAAAAGATGACCAAACGAGATTTTCTAAAATGTATTAAATTATTTAGAGATTTTTCAAATAATATTGAAGAAAGTAAGAGGTATTTTTTAAATATCAACGATGATACTTTCATATTTGATTTCTGTAAAGAAACCATCAAATTATTCAACGAATGTAATGATGATTTATATATATTATGTTGTAATTTTATGAAATCACTTGCCCTATGTTCTAATGACTTTTATAATAATATCCCAGAATGGTTATCAACATATGAAACACCTTCATACATATCATCCTTATCTAATTTCACATCATTTATATCTACTATGATGAACAATAACAATATAAATAACCTTAATAATAACCTTAATAATAACATGAATATTAACATGAATATTAACATGAATAATGAATACACTAATGAGATTGCGAGTAGTCATAGTATTAGTGAATATAACTTTGATATAGGAGACGATCTTCTAAATAATCGGGTAAATAATACCAACGATCAAGGGAATTTATCAAATACAAATTACGAAATTGATAATATAGCAAGTTTATCAAGCTCGGCGAGTTTAATGAGTTCGCCAAGTTCTACAATTAATCCAAGTAATAATTTCTTATTATATTATTATGTAGAATATATGTAAATGAGTAGTTATAATAATAATTTAATAAAGAATACTCCAGATTTTCTTTATATACCTGCTGAAAGAAATCAGAACACAGAGCAGCCAAAAGGATTTCTCGACATTTATATTTGTAAGTTTAAAACGGCCGTATATGTATCCCTATTGTTTGCCCTTTTATCCCTTCCTATCGCATACAAAATACTCGACATGATAGCTAAACTAATATCTAATAATATTGATTTGATTGATTATGAATGCGAAGAAGCTTTGCCTCTTGGTAGATTAATTATGTCTATTATTGTAGGCATTATCGTTTTTATATTATAAATATAAAAAATATAAAAATAATTCAAATATACAATATATACACAATTCTATCTACGGCAATCTATAGTTTTATCTGCGATTTACAATTTATTCTATATATTTACTTCTTTTTAGCAGCGACCTTCTTTGTCTTTGTTTCAGGTACTGGTTTTACTGGCTCTTCAACTTTAACAGGAATAACTACTTCCTCTTCTTCATCCTCTTCTTCACCACCTTCGTCTCCTTCTTCGACATTATCAAGCTCATTATCTTCTTCTTCGTCGTCTTCTTCGTCATCTTCTTCTTCTTGCGGAATAGGTTTATGAACAGGTTTTGAAGCAGCTACAGGAGCAACAACAGGTTGCTTTTCAACAAGAGTTTTCTTTTCAGGCTGCTTTTGCGAAATCTTTGCGATAACATCATTATCTACAGAAATATCATCATCATCATCTTCATCATTCGCAGTATTCATTTCATCATCACTATCAGCAACAAAGGTAATCTTTGACATATTGATCTGTTGAAACTTAGCCGATACAATCTTCCAGCTACATCCAAAGATACCAGCAGAAAACCAAATACCACTCAATTGAATAATAAACTGTGCCTTTCCACCCTTAAGATTTGCTACAATATCATTAAAATTGATCTCATTATTATCCATATCATAGCAGTCGAACTCAAACTTATTCTCAGAAGAATTATAAGGAATCTTTGCCTTGAAAGTAGGAGGATATTTATTGGCAATCTCACCTGTTACCTTATCCTTATCGTGTTTAACAATAGGAGTAAACATAGCAGACACAAAGTCTTTACTTCCATTATAATTATTCTTAAACCAAGCAAGACGATTAGCAAACGCATCATCAATAATCTTCTGCTCCAATTCCTTCATCTTGTCGTGAAATTGCTGAATTTTAGGATTTTCTTCCATACCCTTGAATGATACTGTTACATCATACTTACGTTCTTCATCCTTCCGGTTCTCATCCTTCTTAATAAACTGCGTATTATCATTCACACCATAAGGAATGTTGAGAATAGGCGTTTGAAGATTCACCTTGTTTCCACCATAATTAATGTAGACTGATTTAGCTCCGGACTTCATAACCTTGAGTTCCGAATACTTAAGCTTGTCGACATTAAAGTTCTTAGCGAGGAGGACGTTCATTATTGTATATATAACTTACTTATTCTTTATATGAGTTAGGAAAGAGTATCAATTTTTATATTTTAGATGGAAGCAAAAATAAATAATTTTAATTATACAACCAAGTTTTGTCATCATATATTATGAAAATTTTTGTATTATGTGTTGTTATACCTTATCTTCCAGTCCATACCTTTATTATAGGCAAATGCGAGTATTTATCTGTTTCATTAATATTAACTCCCCAAGGACAATAAGAATGAATATTACCTAATAACGAGTAGGCCGATGATGAGACTGACTTAGATGCCTGACATTTTCCATTCAATTGGAGCATACATGCTATTACTCTTTCGAAAGAACAACGATTATACCTGGTTAATACACAGTCTAATATTTTGCTAATATCATATTTGCTATTTATATAAGTTAAGTAATCATGCGTTATGATACTCATACATCCAAAGCATCCTTTCCATAAATTCTTATTATTATGAAAATCTATTAGCTCTTTATTGTTATTAAACCGTTCAATAATTCTCAATTCATCTCCCTCTTGATCCCAGTCATGCTCAAAATCCCATAAAAAGTTATACTTATCAACCTGTATATCTTCTATGGGTATATATTTATTTATAAATACGCTGTCATGAATTATGATAGCTATGTCAAAGAGTTTATTATTTAAATAATAAAAATATGGAAGCAACTCGCCTCTCTGAGGATATTCGCTATTTATAATATGGGTATTGTATAAAATCTTCTCTTTGCCTCTACTATGTATAATATTTTGATTGCTATTATCATCTATGATAAGAATAGTATTTTCAGGATAATACTTTCGAATACTATCATAGCATCGGATCCAATAAGTATTTGTTATGCTACTGTTAACATGCCTTAGAATAATAAATCCAAAAGTCTTGTCTGTCATATATTAGATATATTATTACTTATTGTATTTATATGTATATAAAAATTAATATTTAATATAGGTATGGGATCCCAGAAAACTTTAACGAATGAAAAATATATGTATAACTGTAAAGAGTTTCAAATATATAAGACGAAAAAAGGTGTGAGATTAATCAAAATTAATAATAGTTTTGTTAATATAAATAATGTGCCATCTATCAATTCTAAGATAAATGATAAAAATAGAAATGATATGGTATCGGAAAATATAAACGAACTAAATAATTTAGACATTTGCGACATTCGAGATAGTCGAGATAGCCATGAGATTATCGATAGCGCAGAAACAAGTGATAATAGTGACGTTGACTATAGCTTAGACGGTGAAGAATATATTATAATAGATCGATCTATTCAATAACTATCGTTAATTCATTCTCTTCGTTCAACTATGTTAAACGACAGTAGTACAAGAAAGGTTACAAGACATTTTGAAAAGTTGCGGACATCTATATTTGAAAGCAAATAATACTCATCATACTTCTTGACAGCATTATCAATCCCATACCATACAAGCATATTATTAATATCATATTTAGATATAGTATTCAAGCGGTCATCTATAAAATTAATCAAGTCTTCTACAACAAGTAAATGTTTACTGTTTGTATTACACTCACAATACCGCATATTTTTATAGATACTTTCGCATACATCATAAATACTTTCGTGAACATTTTCGACCATCACACATTCATACATTATTAAATTGATGTACTGTAATTTAACTTAATATATATTTAAGTGTAATCAATCATTTTTTAATTTTTAATAAGTATATAGAATAAATTGTAAAATATATACTAAAAATGCGAATATAATTATATTAGTATTCACTTCAAAATACGCAATATATGCGGCAATCAGCGCAGATGAAATCATCATCATACTATCGCCAATAATAGCCCAATATGATATTTCATCAGCATAATCCTTTAAGATGTCTATAATCTTATTAACCCCTTTTGGAATTGATGTAATCATTAAATAGAATAATATGTCATGTATGGCTTGTATAACAACCATCAATAATATGAAATTAATGATTGAAAACTCGTCAAATACATAGGGATATAATGCCCTCGTAATTACAAAACCTAAAAATATCAGGGATACATCTGCTAATACGGCATACAATTTATAATCTTTATACCAGACCTTTAAAAATTTGCTTTCTGTAATATTAGTAAATGATAAGATTATTGTTATGATTTCAACAATAAGGATTGCTGTAATTATTGGTAAATAATCATCTATGTTATCAAATTGTGATATATCTTTGAACATTACTTTATTTATCTATTTTATTTATATATTATTATTTACACTCTTGAGATGTTAAAAGATAATAAAAATTTAAAAAAATGATAATATATAAAAAATGATAATAAGTATATAAATTAATACTTTCAAACAAAAATGTCAAGTATTATGAATATACCACATATGTTGAAAAAAATCAGGATTGAACAATGGACTGTCAAAGAACTTATACACAAAATTGATAATAATGAAATAAGTAAGCCACGATTTCAAAGAAAAAAGAAATGGGATAAACATCCTAAAAATAGGGATGATAGTAAACCTCCTAATCCTAATGAAAGAGAATACATAGAGTTTTTATATGAAACAGAAAATAGTGTTCATCCAATTACTTTTGGACAGGAAACTACACCTCTAAAGATCCGCTTTTCAAATATTGATGGTAATAATAGAATTAATGCCCTTAAATATTTTGTAGTTAAACCATTCAAAATATTTCCAGAGTATTTAAAAGATATTGAGGCTTTAATTAATAGTCTTCCTTTAAGCGAAGAATATAAGGAAACATTAAAGGATATTTTTAAGAATCTATCTTACAACGAAATTATAAATTTTAAGTATAAATCTTACTTTATTGAAAATGGGCATGCAGGTTTATATAAGAAAATACAAATATATAGAGATACGTTTGAACCTGTTGAAGATAAATTAAAAACCCGATTAAAAATTAGAGGAGAAGATAATTTTGACACTTGTGTAAAGATTAATGTAAATTTATTTGAAGGATATACCATAGATGAGCTATGTAAAATATTTGAAGATATAAATAAATATAATACTAAATTGACAGAGACTGAATTATTAGCTTCGCAGTTATTTAATGAAACTAATTTTGAGATTATCGATGAAACACATAAGGCTGAATTAGAAAAACAAATTAAAAAGTATTATATATCCAAGGCTGAAGGAGAAGTTTTAGAATGTTATACTCATGATACAACTAAACCTATAAATGCGCATGAATTTATTGTTGGATTTCAAAATTATTGTAATGAAAAATATAAAGATATTATTGAAAAAAATGACGAGAAAGGAGTAGGTTTATATTACAAGATATGGAAGGCATTATACCTTAATTTTACTTCTACATTTACAACTGAAAATGTTAATGATTTCTTAAATAAAATTACGGACGCATGTTGTATTTTCAACGAAACAATAGAATCTATATTTACATGCAAGATTAATGATAAACTGTTTAATAAATCATGTAAGGAAAAAATGAAAAGTCTTAAAAAAAATAATATATATGTGATAATAACAGCAATAATTGGTTTTAGGGATAAGAATACTGATAGGAATGATATTATAAATAATATATCAAAATGTTTACTATATCATTTTATGGTAAACGACTTAAAAAACAAAGATAACAAAGAGGTTACGGATAATTTTAAATTATATGACTCTATAACATATATTGCGGGAGGTGGACATATAGATGCTCTAACAAAGAATATATTGTCTGAACCTTATATCATTATTGATAAATTAACAGATACCATATTTAAAAATCTAATAGATGTATTATATAGTGAAAATAATAACCCTCATGAAATAAATAAAAGTAATAAACGTAGAACTTTAAAATTCTTTGAAAAAATACTTATGCTTATTTTCTATAAAGAAAAAATGCCATCTAATCTTTTAAAGAATGAATTTAGTTTAGAACATATTATCCCATATAGCTGTAAATATGAAGGAGATTTAGATATAAATAGAATAGGAAATTTAGTACCTATTATTGGCGCGATGAATAGTTCAAGAGGAAATAAACATATAGATGAATATTCTAAAACAGCAGATGGAAAAGATTTTTGCAAATTTATAATAGATATCATACCAGAATCTAATGAATATGACAAAATAGTCGCATATAATAAAAATAAAAAGAATAAATCAGCACCTGTCATCATAAATAACGAATTATATAATAATATGTGTGCTAAAAATGAAGAAACATATAAGCAAAACTTTATTGATTGTATGTTCAAAAAAAAGAAATAAATGTAAAACATTTACAAAAGTTAAAAAATATATACATATACTAACTACTATCTAACATACTATCTTAATTGCTTAAGCATTCGCAAAGTCGTAGAGACTGTCTGGCTTTAATATATAATGCTTTGGATCATAGGTATGATTTTCGTAATACTCATAAAAGCCTAAATTATTGATAAGGAGGTTGTATTGAATACAATAATCTAAATTAAATTTAATATCGAAACTATCTCTGGCTTTTTCATAATTATATATGTATTCCCTGAACTCGAGAACAATCAGCTCACGAAATCCGTAAAGCACATTATTATTTTCATACTTCAAGCCGCTTATAATATAATCAAGCTGTGATGTAATACTATACTCTTCACCATGAACTTCGAGTAGCTCTTCGTGTTTCATATAAGCCTCCTTCTTTTTATACATTATGTAATGTGTAAGTACATCAAATATCTTATCAAAATACTCGTATGCCTTTGCCCTATCAAAACTGAGTTTGATATCCTTATTTGAGTTTGCAGCCTTACAAAGACAAGACACGACTTTCGCATTCTCGATGTTAATATTATTGAATACATCATCGTTAGTAAAGATGATCTCACTAAGAAGGTCATAGTTGATTGCTGACATCTTTTGGGATTTTCTTTCGGGTAGGTTTTTAGGTTGATTGGCTGTTCACTTGCTTGCTGTTCGCTGTTTGCTGTTTGCTGGTATCTGATACCTATTAACAGACATACCATCAATTTTTTTGTATTATCTAAACAGATCAGAACAAATTTTTTCTATTTTTAATTTAAATTTTAAAAAATTGATTGGGGTTCATTAATTTTTTATTAAGAACCAAAAGCAAACTGAGCAATTCAAAGATAATCACTTGTGATGGCCTCGATTAACTACGACCTTTTTAGCGAACTCATATTTACTAATGACACAACATTTACGGATATTGACACAAAAAAGGCAAAGATGATGCTATGTACTTGTAAGATAGCTCGAAATAATAAGAATATATTGTTGAGTTTTGATATAGAAAGGGCTAAAAAATATTTTAAGCAAATAAGATCTATATCTATAAAAAAAGGAAGGAATGAGGTTTATATCGATGACGAAGATATAGTGGGTTATTTTGATTTAGATATAAATGAAGAATACAAGATTAAAATTGCTAATATAATAGCAAACATATTTAAGGAAACCCCCTATGTTGTTTCGCAAATTAAAAGGTATATGATAATAGAGCAAAAAAAATATACTGATAAAATTCTAAAAAATCTCAAAAAGATCATAACAATTATTGAGAGCTTGGGAATTGATATGGAAAATATTACAGATGATGACAGGCATAAGTGTCTAAATGATGAAGAATATGTATTAGAAAAATATAATAGAAGTGAGATTATTACTATTTATAAGTATAACGCATACTTTATAAACTTGATGTTTAACTACAATATTAGCGAAAATGATATTATAAAATTTATTAGTACCAACTACTTTCATAATAACTGGTACAGAATACCTATAATATTTACAAAGTCTTTCAGCACAGACGCACTCCCTTATATCATAGAGTAGTATATAAGGGATTTGAGTATATGTCATTCATGACATATATACATATATGTATTATATAATAGTATATTTTTTGTATTTTATCTCTTCTCAAGATCGATAACACGTTTAATATAATTTATGTTAATTAGTGGAAGGATTGGCGAGCATTCCCATAATTGCGTTTTAAGAAATGTTTGAATATTGTATTTTACAGGATACATATGAAATAGTCCTGAATATATATCGAGCATATACCGCTGATGTTTTTTAGCAAGTAAATTAACGCTATATTTAGGCAATACTATAAGAAGCTGAATATATGATGGTACAAAATCATTTTCACAGTCTAATACGGGGATTTCATTAGCGATCGAATGGTTTAGAATATCTTTGATTGTCGGTGGGTAATTATAAGGATAATACCATTCACAATCTATTTCATTCCCTTTATAGTATGAATAAACCCAATAGATACCTTTAATATAGTTATTACACGCATTAAACATAACAGTCGAATCAATCGATATATTATTATCGAAAATAACCCTATAATATTCCTGACGCCATTTATTAGGACTGTTATAGATTGTGCTTATTAGCGGATCTTTGTTTTTTAATCCATAATAATCACTCGGAGCTACTGGAGCTCCTGTGGCATTTTTGTTATCAGGAACTCGTTTTTTAATATATCTTTCGCAAATGCGATGAATATCTTCGTCCTCGGTTTTTGCTAAATCTTTGAAAATATCAATAAGACAGTTATGATTTATCGCTCCATTATTTATTAATAGTCCGTTGATTTTTATAGCTCGCTTGGTTGCTGACATTAGCGTCTCTATGCCATTATTTTTTAATTCAATCGTTAGCAAATGCGGGACAAAGTCATTTCCAAGAATAGAGCAAGCAGTACAATATGTTTCGATCAAATCATTATTGTTCATAAGAGGATTGTCGGTATCGCTGCTAACGTCGGTAACATCGGTAACGTCGGTAACGTTAGTATCGCTTATATTAATATCCCAATCCTTCTTCAATTCGCATAAAATTGCTTTACGCAACTCTTTTATATTTAAATAGTTGAATACTGTATTGTTTGTATGAGGGTCTTTCATTTCTCTCATTAAATATATATTTTCTTTGTGCGACATCAGAGATAATATGATTAAATCGGCGTCAAGCCCATGAATTATAATCTTGGCATCTTTCGGAGCTTCTTTAAGAATATTGAAGATTTTGTGCTCACCTTCACCACATTCATTACTACCGCTATAAATAATTTTGTTAATATAACGGTCTTGTGTAATATTTTTATTAATATACTTATTTAAATTTTCCATAAACATGGTACCTGGTGTAATAGCATTAGTATCCCAAATAATTTTAACATTATCTAAAGTATTTTTATGAATGTTCAAATATCTGCGCTTTCTTTGTTGAAACATTTTTGCGAGAGGCGCAACACCATCAGCACAAATTATATATTTACCAGCCTTATAGTTGTCAAAGTAATATTTAATTCTTTCCCACACACCTTCAATAATCTCTTGTTCAATAATATCACCGCTAACAGTCCGATCGCCGTTCTTGGCATATTTTTTGATAATATCTTGGGCAACATTATGGATAATGCCATTAAAGTCGATACAATACATCGACAATCCGGTAGGTTTATTATTTGAAAGAATATTATTGTATTTTTGCGTCAGCGAATAAAAATAATAAGGGATGCCCATTTTTTATATTATAATTGTGATTATATATTTATATAATTGTGATTATCATTTTTTATTTTTCTTTCTATCATATTAGAATATATATATAATATGCCAGCTTCTGCTTCAACTAATTTAAGTGATGTATTTTTAGGGTCGGAGCAATCAAAGTATGCGGGTATCGCTCTTTTTATAACTATTTTAATAATATGTTTAGCAATTCTATTCACCAGCAGCAAAATACCTATTGAGCAGCGATTAGTATTCGTAATATTTATATTAATAATAACAATCCCGTCTATATTAATGTCGCTATTTGAGCTAACTTGTATTGTTACTGGTGGAAACTATAATACTCGCTGGTGGTGCTGGGCACTTGCGTGGGTATTAGCAATTATGATTATATTTTACTGTGTAATGATCATTATCTCCCTCTTCATATCTATGACAAACTATGATTTAGCAAATGAGCGAATTTCAGATGACATAGAAAATAACAAGGTTGATGTCACTACTGATAATATTAATGCTAATAATTATGCTAAAAATATAATGAACTCCTATGAAAAGGACAAGAACAACTCTCCTCATGCTATCCATGAACGATCTGAGGCCGCTGAGAGCCCCGAGTACCGTGAACCGCACATGCGTCCTCCTGTGCGCCCTCCTCAACAGGATATGTCATCCGCGCAATATTTACCTCCGGTGCCTCCCACGCAACAACAACAATTCCCTCAACAATCTCAACACATGAATGTTGCCCAACAAGCCCAACAAGTTCAACAATCCCCGCAACAACCCATGAATGGAAGTTATACCGGGTTTGATTCATCAGACAACCTTTCACCGCTTGATTCATCTTTCATTCCTATTAAGGAACCTATGCGTCAACGTGCTAATGTTAACAGCGACCCACGAACAAACGAAACTGTAGAGCCTTATACTAATGATAATGAAATGTTCAGTTCATTCTAAGCTCCTTAAGTAGTCCCGTCCTTAAATCCCTACGTCTTTAAATCCCTACGTCCTTAAATCCCTACGTCTTTAAATCCCTACGTCTTTAAATCCCTACGTCCTTAAATACGTAATATATTTACTCATATTTTTATTTATACGTTCAAT